GATGTGCTGGACGCAAAGTTAGAGATCGTCACTCCGCCACTTGGCGTGACCAACCCCACACCTGTGACATCCCAGTCACCTGGGGTTAGGCCCATTGAGGTTATGGTCGCTGAGGTTCCAGAGGTCAGAGCCACACCAAACCCCTGAACTGTCGCAACTTCCCCGATCTGGCCGCCGTTCGCGCTAGACCCATCGGTTACACCGGGACCGCTATCAATCGGACTGCCAGCGCCAGCACCGGCCACAGCGATGCGGACGAAATTATTGCCGATATTCCCAGTCCACGCCGTCTGGCCTGCGACCGTAAACACGGCCAGATCAATCATGCAGCCAGCACCCATGGTGCCCAGAGGCACCTGAACCGCGCCAGCCCCGTTGTTGTTGACCTCACCAGACATCCGGACGAAACCGACCCCATTGGCGATCGTCACGCCGCCGCCCGTGTTGAACTCAGCCAAAATGCCCGTGATGGCGTTATCCGATCCCGAGCAAGCCACGCCAAAACTGCCATTGGACTGGCAAAGCAACCCGGAGATAATATTGGATGTGCCAGTGGAGGTGAGGATTACCCCGTCCTGTCCATTGTTGCTGGACAAGACGTTTGAGAACGTATTGGCGCCCCCGTTGACCACCAAGCCATTGGTGCCATTGGCGTGAAAAAAGAGGTTAGACATAGAAGACAAGCCGCCATTGACCTGCATCCCAAACCCACCGTTTGAATAAGCGGTGATATCGGACCCAACGACAAAACCCGCTGTGTCAATATAGAAGCCACCAGCGGCGCCAAGATTACTTTCGCTTTGGACCTGACCCATGTTGACGCCAGTATTCACGTAAATGCCGTGATTGCCGTTGGCATATGCATGAACAGTAATGAGGTTGCAGCCGCCGGAATAATTGGCCGTTTGATTTGCTGCGATCCCGTATCCTGTGTTCAGGAACGACAGGGCATTGATGATGCCCGAATCATGCGGGCCATTGAACGTCAGGCCGTTTCCGCCGTTTTGGAAGAACTTGACGTTCTCCATCAGGGCTTCCATCCCGTTGCCACCCGAGGCCACAGGAACGCTGCCCGAGGTCGCCCACTCCGAATAGACGCCATCCCCATGAGCGTTGAAGAATTCGCAATCATCAATCACATAGTCATAGCCATAGATCGCAACGCACCGGCCGGCGGATCGGGATGCTTTTAGGCCATTGAAGCTGATGCCCTTGATGGACCAGCCATAGGGGCCGCCAACCGTGTTGGTGCCGGTCAGCGCGGGGAACTGATAGGTCTGCACCAGATCCATGGTGGTTCCAGCAGCGCCAACGATGAATGTTTTCTGATGACCTTTACCTTGCAGGCCCACTTTGGTCTTCATGATGATGGTGCTGGAAACGGTATAAGTCCCAGCTTCAAGGGTAACGAGGCCACCAGTCAGAGCCACAAAGTTGATCGCTGCATTGACCGAGGCAGAGCAATCCACCCCTGCATTGACCGTTGCGCCAAAGTGATGGGCTGAAACAGAACAGGCATGCAGGCTGCGATACCAGCGCCGGGCCGACCCATCGACAATGATAGTGCCGCCGTTATCTGCCGATGTCGTATCCGAGGAATTGACTGTGAAAACCCCCTCACCGCCGTCTCCATTCGCCGCATAGCCTTCAACGTAGGCAATGCTTTCGGCGCCTGTGACAGTCGTCAAGGCACGCAGAGCGGCGATGGTTGATACGCTCTGAACGGCAGTCAGCAGCGTGTTTGGAACCCCCACAAGGTTGAGACCTGTGCTGTCTGCAAATTCGGCCAATTCTCCTGCCGTTGTGGCCGTTCCAACATTGCGGACCAAGCCAGAAAACGCAGCATCCCACTCCGCAGCGTTTGGCGTGTATCCAGGGGGCCATTGATCAGGCGGTAAATTGCCGTTGCCGCTCATCTAGAGAAATCCTCCACCTGATCTAGGACTGCGATCGTGTCATAATCTTCGAGCTGCGGACCAAACTCAGACAGGGAATTCACGCCGATAGAATCCCGTCCGATAGTGAAATTACCGATCATCCCCGGATACAAGTTCGCAGCTATCCGCGCTTGCAGGGCCATATTGACGACGGGATTTTGAGCGGCAACCTCTTGGATAACCTGCGGCATCACCGTCACGTAAGGGGATGCGCTCTGTGACCCGGAGCCTGTCGTCACGGGTCCGATAGCCACGATGGTTGCTCGGAAGAAAACACCATTATTTTGCATGATCCAGATAATGTCGCCCGTCAGCCATCCAGATTGGTTCTGAACCTGAATGCAGGTCACCAGCGATCCAATGTCGAAATCCGAATTGAAATCTGTGGTGAAATCGCCGCCAATCGCAGTGTTGAAGATATCGACGACAGGACTTATGCCCGTGGGCACAAACTGCGGTGGCGTCCGTGGACGGGCAATCGGCACCGATTGTTGATCGACTGTTCCTCGGACGAAATCCTGGGGCTGACGAGGCTCCCAGGATTGTTCGCGAACTAAAAGACCATTCCATTCCATCCGGGCACGTTCGATCGGAACGGCAAACCCCGATCTGTCGTCGATTACGTAGTAAGACCCCGGTTTATAGAAATTCCTGCGTCCCATGGATTGGATCTATGCCTTCTCATGGAGAGACATTTTTTCTCATCCGAAGCACAATATCGTAGCTTGATCCAGCCACCTGACCGGCCGTAGTCATCAGGATATTCCCGGTGACACCGGCAACATTCGGACAGGTCAAACCAGCAAATCGCCGGAAATCGAACGAGCCATATCCAGCCAGAAGCTGCATATCCACCGGAATAGTCGCATCCCATTGCAGGCGCGCGACCATTCCTTGAACTGAAAAGTCTATGCCAATCACCGTCAGGTGCGTTCCCAGGGGTGGTGTGAAGGCCGCAGCATTGACCTTCACCACTCCGGTTTCACCAGTCCCGTCAGAATAATTCGTCAGCTTGAGGACGAGATTCCTTGGGCCAGAGACGAGGATTTGGCTGGTTACAGAATCAACCATGCCACGTCTCCTATTAGAAAGGGGTCACTCCGAAGAGCGCCGTATTCAGGCTGCCAGGGCTGGACGCGATTGCGGCCGGGCTGGGCGTGACGAACATGACCAGCTTCTTGGTCCCGTTGGACGCGCTCTGGACCGCATATTTGCCGCGGGTATCGCCGGTCAGGGCCGTTGCCGGGGTTGTCAGATCGGGCGCCGTGAATCCGGTGCTGGCCGCCGTGACCTGCAGGCCGTTCCAGAACACTTGGACGTTTTCCCAACCTGCCGCCAGCAGCGGGAACTGAAACACATCCGCCTGACCGACGCTCACATTGGAACCGGAAAGCGTGCCGGCAGGGGTGATGCTGTAGACCGCCTTGAACGTCTTGGAACTGGTCGCCACACCGGCATTGGCGCCGGTCACGGTGCAGGTCACCGGGGCGCCGGTATAGTCGCAACCGCGGATGGTGAAGGTCGCCGTGCTGTCATTGCCCACGGACGTGATCTGAACAGCACGCTGGCTGATGGAGGTCACGTCCCAGATGGCAATCTGTCCATCCAAGCCGATCGGCAGGAACGCCGGCAGACCGTCAATGAACAGCGCGCCGATGGGCGGCACGTTCTGAGACACGGGCAGAGGCGCTTGGTTGGCTGCCGTGATCACCGTCACGCCGTTGGCCGTCGCGGCGGCGAGCGTCAGAGCAGTGCCTGCGACGGGCACCTGAGCGGCTGCGATCGCGGTAGCGCTGATGGTCGATGGGATGACGGCAAGTGCCTCAATCGGGCTCGGCGAAGCGAACCCAAGTGCACCGCGGCGCGTGATGCTGTAACCGGCGCGGCTGTCGAAAAGGCCCGTGCCGCCGAAAAACAGCGAAAGGCTCGCATCAGGATCGCTGGCGAGATTACCGGGCGCATTGCGCAGCCCATAGACGACAAGCGGGCCTTGAAGGGCCGTTGGCTTACCCATAGTCGATCTCCTCAAAAACTGCGGCATACACCGCGCAAATTGTGGGGGAGCGCGCTACCGGCGGGGCCTGGCTAATCGCGAACAAACAGACCCTAGCGCATGTCAAGCTTATTCGCTATGGATTTGGCCGCGGCGGTAGCTCAGCCTGGTAGAGCAATCGGTTCATACCCGATCGGTCAACGGTTCAAATCCGTTCCCCGCAACCATTTCCGGGGCGTAGCTCAGTCTGGCCAGAGCGCTTGGTTTGGGACCAAAAAGCCGCAGGTTCAAATCCTGCCTCCCCGACCATATCGGATGGTGTTCAACGGACTTTCAAACTTCCCGGAAAGGACGGCGAGCCAAAAAGGACATCCGATCAGCGCGGGGGCGCATGAGGCTCATGGTCCCCGCGTTTCTTTTCTGTAATTTGTGGCTTGCATAGAGCGCAAATTGCGCTTAGTTTCTGCATCACCAACCACCGCAGGACCCAAGCAAATGAGCCAAAAATACACCTATGGAACCGTCATTGCGACAAATGACGAAGATGCCCCCAAACCCGAAAGTCGGCTTACCGCAGCAGCGTCCGTTCTGGGCGAAGCCGTCTGCTACGCTCTGTATATCGGGTTTCTTCTCTGGATCTGCGAGACCCAAATGGACGAGTATGCAGGCACGACAGCGCCCCCGATTTTTGTTTTTGGCACTGTGGTCGTGATCATAACGACGCTGTTTGCCGGCATCATCGGCGCTTTTCGTGCATTGTTTATGCAGCCCAAAGAATGATTGGGCGCTCCATGTTCAAACTTCTGACTCATCGCGACCTGACGCTACATCAGCGCATTGCGCAGGAAAAAGCGAATAAGCTTGAGCGGATCGCCTATGCAGAAGGTTCAACCCCAAGCTGGACCGCAACACACCTGTCGCTCGCCCAAATCCATTGGGTAGAGGTCTGTGGAACTGATGGCTATCAACTAGACCGAAGGAAAACCCGCACACCATGAAGATCATCACAGAGCCCGCAGGGATCACCTGGGAGCGCACAGGGCCTCGGGAACATTGGGTGATGATCCGCAGGCGCCCAGAGACCTATTATGTCGTGGATCTGGCTGATTATGCACAAGCAGCACCCTATTACCCAGAAAGCGCCCAAAACATGCAGGGCCAAGCCTTGGATGAATATAACCAGAGCATGGCCCACGCGATGACCAACATCGCAGATCACATTGTCTATCGGTAACGAAAAAGGCGCCCCATAACGGAGCGCCCTTCCACCCCAAAGGAAAAAACTCATGGACATTTGGATTTTGACGTTTTTCGACAAAGCAAAGGCAATGCCATGCATCGGGATTTGCATTGTGAAGGTAGAGGATTTCCTTTCAGCCGTCCATAAATCTCATCAGGAAGGCTGCAACCCAGGGGGTGAAGTCCTTGGCGAAATAGCTATGCACGGCTATGTGCCGCCTAGCGAGTTCATGAACGTCCTTATTGATGAGGACATGGCCGAGCGTTTAGATGCGATCATGGACCCCATCATGGAGAAAGCGCTCCATTAAGGAGCGCTCTTTTCGTCCTGCGATGTCAGCGTCTTTATGCGCTTGGCATGTTTTTCAACATAAGCTGCCGCTCTGCACATTCTAGCCGGATCTTCCCCAAAGAACCCGATCCCGCCATTGCATTTTAGGCAAAGAAGTTCCCTGACGATCTTGCTCCCATGGCAATGGTCGATATGTGGGATTCTGATGTTTCCCGTTTCTTCATCCAGCCCCCCAAAATCTTTGAGACAAATGGCGCATTTGTTTCCTTGGTCATGAAGCATCTGGTGGAATTCTTCTTCGGTCAAACCAAACTTTTTTAACCGATGATGGTTTTTGCTGTAACGCGACCTCTCTTCCTTGGTCATATAGCCAGGTCGATTATAGGGAACTGTCCATCTGACGTTTTCTTTGGAATAGGCTTCCAGAGGGTTTAGTCGCCGCAATTGCGACTTTGGGTGCGGCCTTTCCCCCACATCTGCTAAAAAAGCGTCAAATTTTTCCCATTCCGGTGGGTATGCCCCTATCGCGCGTGATCTGAGAAGTTTCCAGATAGACTTTAGCGGGTGCTGGTAATCCGACGCATAATGTCGGGCACAAAAACCCCGCGCGAGGATTTCCTTGTGGCACCCCTCCACCGAACATTCAGATGAACGAGGAACATTTTGCCTGACCACCGTGCCATTGCGGCGCATCCGGTGATAGTGGGTGGAACATAAGCCTCGCGATATGGCCTTTTTATCGCATTCTGAACATTTCATTCATTTTGATCCTAAAGAGCGCAATTAGTTATTTGCACAGTTTTAGATCAAAGCAAAGCAAAAAAGGGGGCCACCGAAGTGACCCCCTTTCAGAATTGACCGCAGAAAATCTGCTAAGTCATTGAAAACTCATACCCCAGGTGTGCCAAATAAGCCGCGGAAGTCACTGATTCCAAAGCTATAGCGCTCATAGCAAGCAGCTTTGGCGTTCTTTGTATCAAAGTCAGAATCCTGATCGAAACTAATTTTTTCGCGTTCCAGATACATGGTTCCGCGAGGGATATTGGTGCGGATGAACCATGCGGTTGGCGAGGTGAAATAGTGGTTCACCTTGACGCCCTTGGGGAACAAGCCCTGCTGCTTGATCACGTTGATGGCGTTGTTCGCCGTGTCGTTCTGCAGGATCGAGCCGACGATGCGCTGAGCCTCAAACCAGTTGGCTGGGGCGACGTGCAGCGATTGCGGGATGTTGGAGACCTTCAGGCCGCGGTTGTTTGTCGTCTGCATGATCTGGATCGCGAGATCTTCGATCGAAGCTTCCGACAGATCGGCCGCCGTCGCCAGCAAATTGGACTGAGGACCGTTCAGGCTAGGGTGGTTGGCCGAGATGACCGCCTGACCGTCGCCGGCCGGATAGGCGCTGTTGAACGCGCGGTTGTAAAGGAGCGCGCCCACGTTCTCCTTGGTCTGCCGCATCGAGAAGGCCAGGGCCTGCGCACGGCGCTTGGACACGTATTCGTAGAGATCGTCCCGCAGCTCTTCGTAGGTGACGATATAGCCGAGGGCATAGGCGACGTGCGTGTAGCGCTGCACGGTGCCCTGGGTCTCGCTGTCATAGACGATCGCGGAACCTTCGGCTTTCGCCGGAGCCAGACCGAAACCGGTGATTTCGACCTCTTCTTCATACGCCTTGTCGGACGTGTCCGATTCGTAGAGGTCCGGGTATTCGGGCACATGCTCATCATAGGAGCGTCCCCACCATGCCTTGACGCCAGGCCAGAGGGCTTTCGGATGGGTGCCAGTGGTAATTGTCGCCATTGCTGTGACCCTCCCTTACACGCCGGTTGGGTTTGCGATGCTCGATAGATTGAGCTTCACATACCACTTGAAGTTGACGCCGATGATGTTGTCCACCCGCTGGACGCCGCGCAGGATGCGGAGCTGCAAGGTCGCGGTGTTGGCGAGGCTTGAAGACTGCAACTGCCAGCCCGAATAGCCGTTGATCGTATTGCCGGCACCTGCGACCAGATTGGCGTTGCCGCTGACGGCGGTCGCGGCGAGCGCACCGCCCACGCTATCCTCTTGGATCTCGTAAAGCTGGCCCGGATCGTCGGAAACGAGGATGTAGGCGCCGACGCTGGCCGGGCGATAGACCGGCTGATCACGGAGAACGGCCAGTTCGGGCAGGATCGGGCCACCGGCCGGAACGATGCCCATCATGGCCCCGGTGATGTAGTTGGAAGCGCCAGCAGTCGCGAGCGTGACGACTGGAATGCCGTTCGCATCAGCGCCGCCTGTGACGATGACCGGATCACCGACGAAGATGTTGTTCGCATCCGTGGCAGGGACATAATAGATATTGCCCATGCCATTGAAGTAATTGCCGTAGGCACCCCGAACAGGGATCAGCCCGCGGGCGACATTTGGATTGGCCATTTGGCCGAACTCCCCGAATGAGTTTCAGAGGGAAAACAATCCGGCTTCCCGCCGGCAGTCTCACTCGGGGATAGGGCGCCTTAGTTAGCGGCTCGTATCGCCATCTTTCCATGAAATGCCTGTCTGGGGCGTATAGCCCTGCTGGCCTTTCATTTCGTCTGGCTTCCCGCGCCGGATGGGGTCAATTCGGGCAGCCGTTACTCTGTCGTTTGTCGCCATGTCTTCACGCCACCAATCCTCTGGGATTTCCATGAGGTAGCCGCGGAAGCCTTCGCCCCGGTCATTTTTCCCGACAACCCTGGAAACCGGCTGCTTCGTGCTGGGATCAGTCACGTGCGTATAACCGGCCTGCAAGGCTTGCTCGATCCGACCGGGCAAGTCATTGAACCAATGTCTATAGAAACCTTCGCGCTTTGGCCAATACAGTTTTTGGCTCATCGAACCAAAAGGCTTGCGAGTCTCGCGCGTTACCCGCCTTGCAGCCCCTGCATCGTCTTGCAGAAGCGTGCGTCCGGCATTGGCAATGCGCGCTTCTTCGATCCGTTTCCGCTCTTCTTCCTCGGCCCGGATGCGCTGCATGCGCTCTTGGCCAGCCCGAAGACCGTCTTGTTCGGGGAAACCGGGAGGGGCGACGGGAGCTTGTCCAATCGCCTCTTCCTCTTCTTCGGCCGCCGCATCCTGCAAGTCTTCATCGGCGCTTAGGTTGCCTTCCCCCGGTTCGGACGGGGACAGAAGATGCGAGCGGTTTACTCTGGGGCCAGGAGGCCGACCCTTGCGAGGGGTATCAGACATCGCGTTATTTCCTATGTTGTGGGTAGCAAAACGATTTGGAACTCGCAGAACGCATGGCCATCACGGGTCTGCGTTATGGGCGTGATCCAATAGAGATTTGAGGCTTTGAACTTGCCCGCAGCGGCCAGGATCTGGACGTAATCGGATGTATCCCCGATCTGGTAAACGCGCTGCTGCACCGGCACAGTGATGCCAGCATAAGCCCCGTTCGCCACCGTGAACCCGGCAGCAAAGGTATTCACGGCTTCAGTGAAGGGGGCGACCGTTGCGGCCACTTCTGCGGTCATTACTTTGACCCCTTTTTGCCGCTGACCTTGATGTCAGGGAACTTGCGCTTGACCGCAGCCTTGACCTTCGCCTCAACGGGCTTCCCCGACGCCCGCGCAAGGGCATTGCGTGCATGAGAGCGGTCTTCGATGGGATAAGACCGGTCAGGGCCTGCAAAATCTTTGGCCGGGATCTCTTTGCGGGCTTTCGTCGTCAGCTTAGCCATTGGTCAAGCCTCCTTTGTTCAGCCTTCCAGATAGTTTTTGACGTATTCTTCCTCGGTGAAGTCCTTGAGGCCAGGCATGGACTTGAACTTGAGGTATGCCTTGCGGGCCTCGGCCTGCTCATCGCGCGGAAGGTCTGCAATGGTCTTGGGGGATGCCCGACGCCCCCTGGGCGCGGCGCCGCCCAATTCACTGCCCCCAACCGCAGCCGGGGCATCACGGCGCGCATTCGGCTGGCGATCGTCACCATCCTGATCAGCCGAAGGCTGCGTCTGCGGACGCTTCTGGGTTTGGCCGAACTTATCCGGGTAGTCCTCGGCCAACATGCGCTGCACCCGCCGAAGGCCATCCATCTGGGATAGTTCGGGGTGAGCCATCATGACCTGAGCATGCATGCCGGTGACGAGGTTCGTGAGCTGCTGATCCTTCTGCCACCAGTCTTGGCTTTTGACCCAATTCTGCACATCCTGCACGTCTTCAGACGGCGGCAGACCCGGAGCCACTGTGGGGGCAGGCTTGGGCTTTTCCTTCTCCAACTCGGCAAGCTGGGCTGTGGCCCGCTGGTATGTCGCGGTATCGGCCGTCTCAACTGCCTGAGCTTGGGCAACCAGAAGCTCCTGCCGAGCCCGCTCATAAGCCCGTTCTTCGTTTTTGGAAGCCATGGCACGCAGCTCATGGATGGCCTGAGCCTGCTGCTCCAACATGCGCTCCTGGCGCGTGAGCTTTTGGTCAAGCCGCTTGTTCCGCTCCTTTGCGATCGGCAGGTCATGTTCGGCGACCTCAAGGAATTGATCCGCATCAACCCAGCGCTCGGGATCGCCACGGTATTCCTCCCGAGGACGCCATCCGGCCCGGCGGGCACGGGCTTCGACATCAGTCTGACCGGCGCCTTCGCCGTTTTCCGTCAGATCGTCATCAACCCGTTGGCGCGATCCGCTCATGACGCACTCCCTGCAACGTTTTTGGCCACCGCACCCAGCAGATCCCTGGGGGCACTTTTGACAAACTGCACTTCGGGGGGCTCGAAATCATCGGGCAAAGCAATCGCCATAGCCCCGATGCATCGCGCGTCCATCAGCCGATACATGCGGGCATCTGCCCCATGCAGCACTTGGCCGGCGTAGCGCTCGAAAAACACGTGCTTGCCGACCTCCGGCTTTGCGCCGACCCATGGCCGCCCATCATCATCACGCTGAAACGCCTCGGTGCCCATGGCAACGATGACGCCGCTTTCAGAGGCCGCGTTCTGCTTCTCCTGAATTTCATTGACGATGATGATGCCGCCTTTGGTTTGGGCTGCAACCTGATCCACGAGGATCAGAACCCGGTTTGAAAACGGCTCGAAACCCGATTCGTTCCGTCCGTTCCATTCGACCATCGTGTATTCGGCCGTTCCGGTCTTCAATAGTCTCTGTTCCATCAGTCTCCGTCCTTTTTCCTGTCTTCAGGCCAGGGCATCCCAGGTGGGTAGACCCCTTCGTAATGGCCGCGGATGTCCGTCAATTGGGTCTCTGCAGCATCGTGCAGAGCCTGCAAGCGCCCGCGCAGCGCGTGTTCTTCTGATAGCACCAATCCCCCGCTTTCCCATTGGGCCATGAGGTTGAGCAGTGCCTCAATGCGGCTATGATGCAGGTAGCGGAGAAACAGCTCCGTTACCGGGTGGTTGCGCCATAGGTTGAATTGGATTGGGTCCGTTTCCGCCAGCAGCAGGAGCTGACGGCGGATTTCCGGCCGATCCACCATCGGATGTCCCGCCTCCCGCAGACGTTTGGCCAGCTCCCCATCTATCGATTTCACTCCGCATAAACTCCAACTGGTGTGTGAGCCATTCCCGGTCATTGTCGCCGGCCGCCTTTTCAGCCTGGGCGAGTTGGTTATAAGCCTGCGACAAGGTAAGCACGTTCATGACCGCATCCCGCTCCCGCTTTCTGCGGGCTTCCTCGGCATCGGCAACCTGCTTCGTCTCCAACTGCTCAGAGGCGATCTGCTTTTGCAGCGCAAGTTGGGCCTGACCCAGGACGATCTGCGGATCTGGCTGCGGCGGTTGCTCGTTCAGCAGCTCGTCCATCTTATCGACGCCGGCATAGCTGAAGACCCGCTTGCGCAGGGCCAATTGGTTGATCTGCGGGTCATCTTTGAACTGCAAAAGGAAGTTGGCTTTGGCCAGCTTCTGCATGTTGCTGATCATCGTGGGGTCAGAAACAGGCTCACACCCCGAATCGGGAGTGAAATCCTCCCGTTTGACCTTGCCCCACATATCGCCTTTGCGGAACTTGGCCTCGGCATCCATGTAAAGCCGATTGAGCCTGTAAAGCTTCTGGTATTCGGCATGCAGCGACCGGTGAACGCGCTTGTAGATCGCCGAAAAGACCTGCATGCCCTGCTCAATCAGGGCCAGAACAGTGGTTGCAGCCACGTTGGCCTGTGGTTGCTGGCCCATCAGAATGTCTTTGATGGAGGCCACATCCTTACCTGCCTCCACGAGGAATTGCAGCAGCGCGAACAGGACTTGGTTTGGACCTGCAAAAGGCAGTGGAACGATGTTGTCTTTCAGTGCCGGGCCACTGGAATTGACCTGCTTGTATTCGCCTGGCGCGAACCGCATGGACCCAGATGACAGACTGACACCCTTGCCGATGAAGCCGCCGCCGGTATTGGCAAGGTGTCCGGCATCCAGCAATTGGTTCAGGCTGGTGTCGATCGCCGCATTGATCGGATAGAGGAGATGGCCAAAGCCGATGCCATACACGCCGCCATCAGGGTTCGGCAGGAACTCATAGGGAGTGTAATAGGCCACATGATCAATTGAGCGGATGCGGTCAGGCGTGCCATCCGCCGACTTGGCGAAGATCACCCCGTCCATGTCGTAGTTAGCGACGATCCTGGCGACCGTGGACGTGTCTTTGAGGACTGTGACGATATAGGGCTCGGCATAACCATCCCCATCAAGGTCTAGGCGTCTGTGCTGCTCTAGAAACTCAATGGGCGCATCCAGATCGCCATCCATCCGGCCAGACATGGTGGCATAAGGATAGTCCGTGAACACACCCGCCCGCACTTTCTCTTCAATCTCATGCGGGTAATATTCGATGATCTCAGTCACGCGAGGCGCCCGGTAGAACGAAATCGCCTTGTAATTGACGATCACCTTGTCAGAGGTCACCAGTCGGGAAACATTCCGCCGCAAGGCCGGATCGAAATAGGATTTGCGGAACGCAGACCCGACGATGGGCAGGATGTGCAGAAGCTTGTCAGTCTCGCCCTCCCATTCGGGCATCTCTTCCAGGCACTGCCAGGACATATAGGAGCCGATGCGCTCGGCGCGTTCCCGCAGGCCATCGTTGTCCTCAGACCCCTCCACCACTCCCTTGACCACGTCCTTATTAACGACGATCGCCGGGTAAGCGCGGGCGGCAAACTGCACTGACGCTGTGGACATCAACGGGAAAATGACGTTGGAAGCATTCACCCAAGGATAAGTCTTGGGCTCAGTCACCTGCAGCGCCCGGTCCATCCAGCGGCGGTATTTCTCGAGCCAGTCTGCGCAACTCGTATGGTCTATCTCAAAGTCCTGACTGACGCGCATACCATAGGTTGCAACCTCTTCCTCCGGCAGTTCATCGGCAATATTGACCGACTCAATCCAGCGTTTCAGGTTTTCCGCCTGCCCCATGTCAGGACCGCCACGGGACTCACCGTCCAAGATCTCGGTGTTCGCGTCATGTGTTGGAGGTAAGGGCGGCAGTATTGCAGCCTGTCCATAGCCAGGCGCTTGACCGGAAGGAGGAGCGCCTGCACCAAGCGCCCCCAGCATAGAGACGCCAGGACCGGGCGCCGCTGGAGATACAGTCTGGCTCATATGTCGCCTTTCGCTAGGACCATGCTGGCGAAAGCTTTATCATGAATTGGGTTCGTAAGGCTCTGGGCTTGTAAGAATGCTCTGCGCTTTGAGCAAAAGCCAAGCGCACTGTGCTGCGGTAAGGGGCTCGCCATCTCCCGCATTGATCATGAGAAGCCCAGTTTCTGTTTCCGAAAGGATCAAGACGTTAGAAAGTCCTTCGTTTTTTGCAGCCCCTAAAGCCTGATCCACAGTCCTGCAACGGCTTGGAATAGGCAAAGATGAAACGCTCATCTCTCAGATACCCCCAGAACTGGCCGCGCTGGCTTCAGCTTGGCGCTTTCCTCAATGGTTCCGATCCATACCGTGCAAAACACGGCAAACCGGTCCTGCACCACCCTGTGCGTGTTGTCGTCGCCTGTCATGGTGATCTGATAGCGATACATCGCCGGTTCATCTCCCCATCGCAGGCACAGATCCTCATGGGTCATATTGACGAATGGGCTGCCTTCCTCGCCCATCCGAGCCACGATGTAATCGTGCATGGCGGTCAGCCACTCATCAACCGCCATTTCCCGCGTGAGGCAGAGGAAAGGCGGGCTGTCATCGTCCTCTGCGATACCTCCGCTGGCCAGCCTTACCGCGCCGTCTGGCGCACCCTCTGACTGGATGGCTATCGTATCCTCAAGGTCGCGTATGGCCGCCGCCAGCACGCTACTCACCGGCTGGCCGCTCCTCTACCCAGGCCAGCACCGCAGCGCAGCAGATGGCGACAGACAGGCAGCCATTCATCGGCGCAAGCGTGGCGCCGGTCAGGCGATTACGGGCGCGCACCAGCCAAACCACCGGCTGGGCCAGCAGTTTCATTTCCACGACCATCCATGACGGTGGGAAAATGCTCAACGCATCATCAATTCGCAGCAACGGATTGGGGTAGTGCGTCTCCTCAAATACCAAATCGGGGGCCAATCCTGCAATCCATTGCGTGGGTTCGCCGTCCCGCTTGATCCTGAGCCATCCGCAGGCCACCAAGACGCGGTCTGCAAGATGCCTATCGGACTGCGGGCCAAGTCCTGGCTGCCAATGAACCAGATCGGTGATCAGCCGTTCCATTGGTCCTTCTGCAACGATGATCCGGTCTGAAACCGGCATGCCGCTAAGCGCTGATTCGGCCAAAAGTCTCTCTCCTTCAGTAGCCAGTAATATCTGACCGCGTTCTGACGTTAAAAATCATCTCATCGTCCATGTGATCTCCGCGGCTTGGAAGCGTTGTGAGACTGTCCCCAAATAAATAAGCTGCAATATAAGTCTGCGAATCCATCGGGTGACTGAAGCGATTTTTATTGGGCATCTGCTGAAACTCTCCGTCCAATTTGCCCATTTTCTTGTAGTGATATCCGCCAAGAAAAGCTCGGCGAAGGATCTTGCAGCGCGGATGCAACACAAACCCAGGGCGACCGCCCCGGAGCACAGTCAGCGGCTTCCGCATGCTCTCCAACCTGATGGAAAGGGTCTGCGGAGCAGCCTGAATGTCGATGCCCATGGCACGCTGTATCTCAAAACAAGTGCGCTCATCCGTCTGCACACGGCTATCACCAGCAGGATCACCCACATCAATGAAATCCCGTTTGGGGAAGGCGATCTTGGTGTGCTCAATCACATGCTCAGCAAAGCGGGCGATCCCCATGCCTTCTGAGGTCATTTCATCGACCGTGATAAGCTGACCAGACGGCGCAAGCTGCGAGAAAATGCAGCTTGGGGTAAGTCCGTAGTCCCACCCGCGTATGACCGGAAGGTCGCGAACTGTCTTACATTCCCCCAAATGAAGCGCATCAGAGAATTCCGGAAAGACCGGAAGTCCCTCCATGACAAAGCCGTAATCTCCCTTGACATAGATCTTTACCCATTCCGGGCTTTTCCCAATCGCAAGCCGCTGATAATAGCCTGCCTGCAAATTATCGAGGTTTTCAGCCTCGTCGCTCAGCCCTGATGGTTGTTTAAAGATTGCAGCATAGGTTTCTGGGGTGAGATTGAGCCCGGGAACAGCTTCGTTAAGGCGTCGAATATCATCTGAATGGTCGGCTTCCTCGAAGAACTTATACCATGCCGAATCTGCGTCTGGTGGATTGGTATCCATAATCAGGCCAGTCCAACTCGGGCCGCCGTCACGCATCGCCGGATAACGCCCCAGGCGCCCCTGCAGCACTTCAATGATGGACCAGGGCACCTCGCGCGCTTCATTGACCCACGCGCCTGTCAATTCCAAGGACAGAAGCTTTTTCACATCCTTGTCGCTGTCCAAGGCAATGAAAACCAGTTCGATTTCTGCGCCCTCGAAATTGCGAATCGTGTAGGTGTGGTTAGTCTCGTGAAAATCACCGTAGATGTCTTTTGGAAGCCATTGCAGAACGGTTTTTACCGTTGTCATCCGCAATTCGGCATAGGTGTTGCGCACGATCGCCCACCGGCTGCGCCTAACCCCATCAGGTCCAGGACGCTGCGCCAGCGCGCGCCGCAATATCTCGACCACGCACCCCGAAGACTTTCCTGAATTTCCTGTTATAAAGACAGAGCCTGCATGTCGGACGACAAAAAAACTGCTCGGAACCTCAAAACAATATTTGAGACCATCCGAGGTCTTCACCCTGTCAATCCGAGTGCCCTCGCGCACACAAGCTCTATTCTTATGATTGTCCCCAGAGCGAATATGAAGTGCCCAATTAGGTTGCCAGTGATCTTTGCCCCCATTCAGGCGTGCAATTGCCCGAAAACCACAGGCATGGGCAACATACTGAATGAAATCAATGCTGGCTTTATCGCTTGAACTAAAGACCTTTTGGGCGTGCCCATAAAGCCCATCCCAATGCTCAATTTCATCCAAAATAATCTGCAATTGAAGCGCATTGGCTTGATACCACTCAGGGCCAAAGCTTTTCCCCTTATATGGAGGCACAAATCTGAATGTGGTTTCGGTGGGACGCTTCTCATAAACAGACTCGGTGAATTCAATTTCTAACCTCTGAAACAAAGCACGAATCCGAGCTTTTTTGCGTTCCTTGCGAACGCAGATAAGCGCTTTCTTGCCCTGCTTGGGATAATGGCCATCCGCATGCATCATGACGGCAAAGCGAATGAGGTCATCCGACATTTCCAATCCGTCCCCGATTGGACCACAAAAAGTGGTGGGGATAGTGCGCCTAGACGGCTTTGCAGCAATTTGCGCGGCCGTGCGAACGGAAAACTCACCAGACCAGTTGTAGTGCGGCACCCGATGTTCATCGGAAACCACCATGTGAACAGAACCCGGCCCACTTCCTTTAAATCTCAGCATGTCATCACATGGCATCACCACACGATTTAACGGCTCGACAAATTCTATGCGGCTAGATGATTGGTGCCATTGAGCCACTTTATCGCCTAGACCGAATTCATCCATTCGCTTCCATCCTTTATCGGATAGAAACTCCGTTTCGGCGGGAAGACAACCAAACGGACCCATGAGACCGCGGATAAAAGCAGAACTCTCGGAAAACCTCTTAATGGTCGGGACATTTTCATACGAGTAGATGAACTGCAGAGGCTTGGCACCAACGGTTGCAGACATTATTTATAGACCTTGGATCGAACAAAAAACGTTCTTATGCCAATCAACGCGACAATGCCGAAAATCTGGAAAAACAGTGTCATTGCCGCAAGGCCAGGGTGGCCAAGAACGAGATCAACACAAGCTATGAACAGCAATGCTCGGACCGCACCAACTGCCTCATCGTCGGTGACAAACTGTTCTGACGGCAATCTTTCTATGGACGTAATGCGGATGGTCATTCCCCGTCTCCCTTGAGGGCGCGGGCTTTGAGACCATTCAGCGTGTTTGCAATGATTTGTTGGCCTTCAGTCAAAGTCAAACCGCTCTTTTCCAAAAGCGACAGCACAGAATGCTCGTAGGTTTCTCCATCGGGTAACCCACACTCATCAAACTCACGACATATCTCTGCAGCGCCTTCAACCCCACGACGATAGCTCTCATCCGCCTTCGCCCGCCACGCGGCACACTCGGTGTCGATAGAAGCGATGTGGGCCTTGAGTCGGGTGATTTCCGCGTCTTTGGCATCTGCGGGCTGCTCTGGAAGCGGCGAGTGCTTCGGCTTTGCCGCCTGCTTCGAGCGGATCTTCTCGACCTTCGTCCACACGCGGGCCAGCTCGGTTTCACCGCAATCATGCATATTGACGCCGTGGGCTAGGCACAGCGCAGCAAGGGTGACCATAACGCCGCCGACTTCCTGGCTCAGCTCGCCGACTGGGCGCCCGTAGACGTAATCGACAAGCTGATGCGCTTCCGACTGCGTGCATCCGGCGGCCTGGACTGTCTCAAGCGCCTCTTCGAGAAACCGATGGTTGCGCTCGATTTTGTCTGACGCGATCTCAGTGCCAAAGCATGCGATCAGCCAGGGCAGCACACGCGTTTGGAACGACTCCGCGTCTTTCGCGGCGCACACGTGCGGGGCGGCTGCGGTGAGTGCTGCGCGGACAGACTTGCAAATTTTCGATCGCCACTCGTCGGAAAATGTCACCCACGCAGGATACCAAACCCTGAAAAATGCCTCCGCCGCCTCATCGCTGATGGCAGGCGCGGAGTCTTTGTCACGCCTGGACTCGTCCAGCTCAGGCGGAGACGCAGCAGCGAGCGCCGCCCTGGCATCCCCCAGCACCGTTGGCGAACCGGGATCATCCAGCACGTCGCCGAGGATGAGCTTCCACCGAGCGACTTCATCGGTCAGCCGCGTGACCTTCACCGCGAGCGCCGCATCTCCCGCTCTCTCCGTCATCACCAGATCCGCGTCCGCCTCGGCGAGGGATTCGAGGGCTGCGTCGGTCGCCAGCACGCCGATCTGCCCAGGCTCATTACTGCGTGTGCAGACGAACCGATGATCAGCATGGTGAGGACAGCGTTTGTTGCCGCAAGTCCCACACGCATAAGACCAGCCGGGAACGTTTGGCCCGAGTATCCTAAACGGCTGCCCGTCGGCATGGCAACGCTCATCCTGGCAGCGCTCGCAGGTGCAAAGCTCACCCGGCGGCGTGGGCTGGTCGGTCATGGCTTTGTCCTTTGGACCTTAATCCGCTTGGCCTTGGTATCAATCTCGCTGATCCAGATGTTTACGGCTTGCTGATATGCCCAGCCGAGAGCGCTATCTCCCTGAACCCAGCATCGCCGCTCGATGGTAAAGAACCGACCGCGTTGTCCATCAAACTCAATTTTATCCCCAACTGCGGGCACAAAACGCCAACGGCGAAAGGCAAACTCTTTGCCATCAAGAATGAAATAGATCGCTACTGACGGCTCCATCACCCCTCCCTCCGCTTCCGCTCGGCTATGCCGGCGGGGGTGAGACGCCATTGAACACCGCGGCGCTCAACCAAACCCTTCGCTTGGAGCTGAACCAGAACTGTCTCCATCGGCGCATCGCGACGAAATGAATACCGACTGTCAAAAAAATCCAGCAGAGGATTATGGGGCCACATCAGCGCCTTCACCTGCGCGGGGGTAAGCTTGATGGCGGTCATGATTTTACCCGTCCAGACCGACTTTCTTTGAGCGCATAGAACAGCTCTTTAAGGATCTTGGTGACGCGGTTGGCAGCCTTGACACCGATGCGATCACCAAAGTTGCGATGGAATTCATCGGTGAGGGCGGCGGCAGGATGAAGGGCCATAGCCGAACCATGGGCGACATCCAGCAGAGAAGCCCGCTCGACATCATCACGATATGCCTGGCGCACGCGCTCGCTGAGGGAGAGCCAATACTGCTCTGGCGTGTCAGTGCGCTTTTCTGGGTTGATGAACCCAGACCAGCAATAGGCGCAGGCAAGCGCCTCCCGTGCGGACCATGTGATGGCGGTCATGGCGATGCACTCCACGCTCAGCATACCGAGTGCCTCAAATACCGCGCGCGGAGCTGTCTTATCGCTCCACGACCCATCCGCCTGCAGCCACCGTAGTGCTCGCTCCTGCGCCGCCGTCAGAGTGACTGGGGACACTGCTGCTCCAGACACGCTTTCAGGTTCTACATGGGCTGGGATGTCTGTTGCATCCGACTTGGGGAAGGCATCGTCTAGTGTGACCTGCGGATCATCCTGCATGGTCTGACTCCTGGGTTTAAGGATTTGTAAAGTTTCCAATGCGCCAAATTCCATCGGGACCAGCCGGGCCAGATGGATCCTCCACCACGTATACGCGCTTCATCAAACGAGAAAGAGAGTGCAGAACTTCTTCCAGAGAAACCCCATAGCGATCAGCCACGGATTGCAGATCGGGAGCCAGCCATATCGCTGTGTATAATTCCTGATCATCTGGAAGCGGCATGTCTTAATCCTTTAAGATGGTATGCGGCGCAGACGGTCCACTACATGCGGGGATACTTGCAGCATCTCAGCTACCTGCGCCGCCGATCGGGTTCTGCAAAGTTCTGCCACTTGGTCATAGTCCAATTCTTCCCCATTGAAACCAAGAAGCTGCATGCGATAAGCAGCAACCGAACGTTGATGATGATCAGCCGTCATTCCTTGCCCTTCTTCGTCGGCCACTTCGCACCTGTGAGGCGATCAAGCTTCTTGTCCTTGGCGCTGCCTGGCTTCACGCCGATCTTCTTGTCCATCTCGGCATCAGCCTTGTTGATGGTGGCCTGACTAGGACGCTTCATCTGACTTCTCCTCGCTTTCCAAATTAAGCAGAATATAATCAACGCGCCGCGCCCCCCAGATGCTGGTTAAGCTGCCAAGGCAGAGAAACAGCATCAGAAACGAACAGCAAAAGCTGATAAAATAGGAACTCGCCGACCCGTATCTGAGAATTGCCGAGAATTGCACGATCACAAATCGACTGCAGAAAAATATGATCGGCAAGAAGCCCACGGTTAAAAGAATACGACTTGCCAAATGCATGCGAACCCATTTCCTCTCACCAGATACGGTGGTCTGCGATGGCTTCTTCATGGTTGCCTCGTGATTGATTGGTTGATGAGGGATTGGCCAGTGATGCGACCAGTGCCACCGCAACGGTCACAATCATTGTATGTGACCGGAACATTCCCACCGGGATCACACCCAATCCACAAGACGTTCGGCGTCCGATAAGATTTGCGTCACCGAGCGAGCGTTAGGCAGCGCCATGGATGCTTGGAGTGCCTTAACACGAAGGGAATGCTTGCCATTACTGCCCTGTATTAACCAATTGTGAATTGCTTCCGCAGCAACGATGCGCTCATCAAGCGAAATAACTGCCGAAAGCATAAGAGCAAAATTAAACGCTATGGCTTTGCCAGACATGGGCTCAGACATGAGATGGTCACTCCTGAACTGATGTTGCCTCTCGCCAATTCGGCGATATTTTAGGGCGTTGTGCATGCCAATGGAGACTTTGTTCCACCCATAGAACCACCATGGGAGGCACTTGCGTCCAACGTTGCGGCACGCTGCGGTCTATACCCAGGGGCTCGGCGAGGTCTGCCCAGGACCACCCCAGCGCGGTCAGCGCGGCGCGGAGTTCGGCGGGAGTCATGTCAGGCGCCAATTTCTTTTGCACGAGCTGCGTAAGCAGCATCCAGCAGCATCTCTTGCTGCGGATCGCTGGAAAAGCGACTGCGCTTGCCGGCGTGAATTTCCGCATCGTCAAAACCCACCAAAATCGTGACCGCCTCGTAATCACTAACCGTCATATCATATTCACCCATAGCCCTATCCAGTTCAGCCAAGTCGAAAAATCGAGAAGTTCCGCCACGACGGAATGCGGTGCTATCAGCATTGTGGATTCTCCGTGCTTTTTCCATGAGGCGCTTGCGCATGATTTCCCGATCCGCCATCGAAAGCGCCAATACGGTCGAAATTTTTCCTTGAATATCCACCGTCTGTCTCCTGAATTGGGAATTATATTAGACGGCGACCGGGATCAGCTTGGCGATTGCTGCGTTGACGACGGAAAGCTCCCTGCGGGCCAGCATTTCGACGGGGTCACGGCTCCAATAGCCATTGTTGTAAGAATGCTCCTGCGCCGAATCCAGAATTTTTTCGAGCCTGGTTCGTTCAGCGCGAAGCGCTTGCATGTCGAAGTTTTTGTAAAATTCAAACCTTGCCATCGTCCGTCTCCTGGTTTCTCGGCACGGCCATCCCGTCCCGATAACCAGATAATGCATCAATCCGATGCGCCAGTCAACATCAAAATGATGCCTATTCTTGGATTATAAACTGCACGAACTGGTTGACCGTAGGCTGATCCTTGAACACCTGATGGTGGATGCCGAGGAGATGCAGCGCCTTCACCGGGTCGATCTTGCGGTATCGCACCTCAGTTGTCGTGGTCGCGCTGACCACCTTCTGCCGCTTCTTGGCCTTCCCAGCCCCCACCACCTCATTGGCAGGCCGAGAGACCTTCACAGTCCGGGTGTGCTCGACCCCGCCCACGATCGCCGCGGTATCGTCGTCTAGCTCATGTGGGAGCTTTGGGGTGCCGTCCTCATGGAACAGCCGTCGAGCGTCCCCGAATGCGATCTGACCCAACCTGCGGATCACTGCATCCTTGTCCCTGACGAGCAAATCCATGGCTTTTTCGGTCTCCCGCTTCACCAAGGCTGCAATGTCGGGATTAGCCAGGAGGTCACTTGCCTGATGTCGCGCTGTCTTTACGGAGTATCCGGCCTCTCTTGCAGCCTGCGCTCCATTCCTGTGGATGAGGTAGCGCTGCACGAATAGCTGATGGCGAGGGCTCAAACCCTTTTTGGTATTGGTCCCAGACATCAGACGGCCACTCCCACAAACACCTCATGGCCCTGTTGCCGTAAGTGCGCTTCCAGTTCCCCCGCATCCTTGAGGTCTTCCATAGCCATGAGCCACCCGGCTGTTGGGCCATTGGTGACTTCGTTCTTGGCCTTCCAGCGCGCTAGGGTGCGAGGCGTGATATCCAAAAGCTTGCAGACCACTGGGCGCCAGCCATCACCGAATAGCTTCTGGCATCGGGTTTCGAGCATATCCCACGACATCGGGCGCCACAGGCCAGGGCGCACCCACAGGCCGCCATTGTTTTTTGCAGACATCAATTGCGTCTCTCTATCTCATCCGCTCTTGGCGGCAGTCTCAATTGGAAACGGCCCCAGGTTTCCCCAGGGCCGCAGTTTCACTTGGTTTTTGCGATGCCTGCAAGGTTGCTCGGCAGCTTCTTCATGAAAGTCTTAGTCTCGCTGTAGACGCCGTTTTTGTCGGTAGTCGCGTGTCGAACCACATGACCATTGGAAATGGGCTCAATTGTGATGTGGACCGGACCCGGCATAGGCGCAGACCGGGCGAGCGACGTTTTTTTGTCGCCGCCCTTCGCATCAGACCGGCTTGGGGCTTTCTTCGGTCCCGCCATGGCTGGCCTCCTGTTGTTCGGCTGCACGCTGTTCTGCAGCCGCGATGTGCTCCCCAGGCGTTGCAGGCGAAGCGTATGCAGCCAGCGCAGCCTCTACCGAGGAATACACTTTAGCCACGCCCGGAGCCACTTCCTGAGCTTCGTAAGACACGGCCTGATCATCGCCCAGATGCGTGCCCACGACAGGTGCAGCCTCGGTCACACCCGGCGGAACGGGTTCATTTGGCTGTGGCTCGGTAACCGGCAGGATCGGGTCAGCCACGGGCACATTGGTCCCGTTGGCCAAATGGTCCTGCTGGGCGATCATGCGCTTGTCTTCGTCCGGCATTTCATCGCCCGTCCGACCGCGGGTGACATCCAGCGTGCCGGGATCAAGGTCAAACGGACGCTCGACTGGCAGGATCTGGACCTGCGTTTGGCCTGCAGGCTGCCGAACCACGGGCGCTGGCTCGAGTTCGGGGACTGCCGCAGGCTCTTCGTGGGCAACCGCCTCGTCAAACCGCTCATAGCCTTCCTTGAGGGCTGCAATCGCATCCTCGGCATCGGAAACGAACGAGCGGAAAAACGTGCCGTCATGGATCGACACCAGAAATCCATTGCCGGGCGATCCAGACACCGTTGCAGTGCTGCCGTCTCCGGGCTGGATCGCGCTCGAAGTCGCCTTGTGCGCGCTTTCGAGATGCTGCACCAGCGCATCGCCGTCTGTTTTCAGGGCCTGCACCCGGTCATCCCCGATCGCGAGGAGAGCCCGGAGCGTATCGGCTGCCCGTTGGTAGAGGCTCATTTGCCGCGCCGCAGACCGTTGGTGCCGGCCGGCATGCTGTGTGGGCCATGATCGACCTCGCCTGGCATCGCCATGCGGCCTGCGCGGCCGGACGAGGCGGGCGGAGTATGGCCACGGGCGCCGTCCTTGGTGGAGCGGCCCGTTTCCATGTTGCGGTCGGGATGCGTATAAGCGCCCGCATCTGGATCGGCGATCGGGCCGATGCCCATTGCGCTGGCGCTGGGCATATTGTCCCCCATTGCCATCGACTTCCTCGGAGACACGTTTTTCATCTTTGAACCCCTTTCGTCACCACCGGACAATCCCGCTGGCGCTGAACCCGTGACTTCAACCATTGCGAAGCCCCTGTGTTAGACAGCCAGAAAGTAGGGCTTGACCGTCTCTCCCGCAAGAAATTAGGGTCGGTCCACCCGAGCCACTGCCCCCCGGCTGGTCAGTTCATATTTCCCGCCCACTCTGCACACCAGACCCCGCCCCTCCATAGAGCCCAGCATCAACCGGACGCGGTCAAGGCTGACCTTCACGAAATCGGCCAGTTCCAGAGGGGTCAAAGGTCCATCAGCCAGCGCCCGTGCGATCTCGCGTGGACTAGTTTGAGCGGCTTGGGTCATTTTTAGTCCACCTCACTCTACCAAAATATAGCCGACCGCTTGGGCTGCAAACCAAAGCACCACGGCAATTACAAAACACGGGATGCACAGCGCCGGATCTCCGTGCGTGCCAAAAAACCACAGCGCTACCCCCAGCGCTATCATCATAATGGCTGCAATCCGACACAGCCAAAAAGCGACCTGCCCCAAGCGCCTCAAGACCCTGGATGGGTAGGACATCCGAGGCTTTATCAGGTCAATTCCATCGAACATTTTTAAGGGAAGCCTTTGCAAATTTGGTGTTGACAGCCCGCTTAATAGAGCGCAATTTGCGCTCAGTTTCAAGCGTTATTAAATCACAACCACAGAGGGCAGCGCCCTCCAACCGCCGAGGGCCACGCCATGACCGACGCCGCATATTCTTGGTCCGCCTATGCCCGGATTGAGCGCGCCAAGGAAGTCCTGCTGAACCTGATCCGAGACAACGAAGATCAGCCGGGCATTTCCGAGCGCTACTCCGCTCTAGCGGATGAACTGGCACCAACATCATCAGACGCGTTTGCCGAGGATATCGCATATGCCGAGGGGTTTTCGGCGATCAATGCGGTTCGGGATCGCCAGGATGCAATGAGGAAGGAGGTGGTGTGATGCTTATCGCAACGGTGGAAGACGTGCTGCGGGTCAATTGTGGGGCACCAACATACTGGGACGCGGCAAAGCGCCTCGGCTGCGACAGAGACATCCTTATGGGCGCAGTCGATAGCCTCCAGAAAATCGGCTTGGTGGATCACACGGGCGGCACACTCACCCCTCGCGGTCACGAGTTCATCCGCCGCGCCAAGCTTGGGTGGCCGGCTGAGGAGGTGGTGTCGTGAGCTTGTGGTGGTTATTACCTGATCAACCTCGAAGCTATCCAGGCCCCGAGGGCACCATGACCCGCCTCATCCTCGCGACCGCCGCCCCCGTGGCTGGCTACGTCGCAGCCGAGCGCACTGTATCTGTTCTGCCTGCGATTGCTCAAGCCAAGCTTGTTGCAAAGGCTTCGCCATGACCGAAGACGAAAGCATGGGAGCATTTTACCGGGATGTGCGGGATGCCCGCACTGAGAAACGCAGGTCGTTAGGGCGTGAATGCCCTCAGTGTCACATCCTTCGCCCTAAAACCAACGCATCAATCCTATTGCCCGGACAGCGCTGCAAGGTCGATGGTTACCGCGATCCCCGCCTCCGGCTTGATCAAGGAGCACAATCATGACCCCCACCCAGCCCGCACAGCAGCCCGCGCCGGATGCGGTGGAGGCGATGGCGCGGGAGATGGCTGAAAAGATGGCTGGAAGCAAATTAAGCGACAAATTGTGGCGGTCTATGTGGGAAGATCGCAACTCTGCTCCGAGATGGTCCATATCAATTTGTGCTACCATCGCCATCCGCCATATCGAGGCGGAACAGCAGCAGATATCTCATCTCAAAAGCGCTCTTCGTGATGTCCAAGAGGCCATAAAGCATGAAGCGTCTGACACGCTTTTCATGCCGAAAGGCATTTCTGTAAACGAAACGGTCTGGGATTTCATCGAGAGCGTCCTAGAAGACGATCGCGGCCCAGAACTCCCCCTCATCCAGGAGCCCGCGCCATGAAAAAACCAACTGCGATTGCTCTTGCTCGGGATGAAGAAATCGTTGCTTGTGTCCCACAGTATGTTTCAGGTCCAGGTTGGGCCAACGCCCCGGTTTGGGTCTATATCCGGTCAGGTTCTGGCATGCGATCTGTTTGCATTCAGCCTATGGAACAAAGCTCAGAAATGCACACGTTGTTCGCAGCAGGTGCGGCCATGTGCAGCGCGCTGAAAAACGCAGTTCCCGTTAAGCGTAAAATGGAGCCCGCGCTATGACGCAGCATTTGATGGCGTTACCGGCATGCGTGCCACCCGAGGGTGCGGAGGATGGCAGTTTGCACTGGGTAGAGCATCCTAGGCAGGGCCTTGAGGTCTGGAGGTGGTTCAGTTCACCGACCCCTGAGTGGCTTAGGACATCGACTGGAAGTGGCAGTTCACCTGTGACGGCGCATTTGCTCGAATGGAACTACCGGGGACAGGCATCACCCACGGACGCAACCGATCTGGCAGCGGCGCGTGCCGAAAACGCAAAGCTCGCTGCCGAGGTCAAGGATGCGTGGGACACGATGGACGCCTTGGGCAACCAGTGCCGCGAGAAGGATGCGACGATTGCCGCCTTGAACGACCGCATCCGCGAGCTTGAGGCGACGCACGCGGCGCAGATCGCATCGGCAAATGTGCTGATTGAGCAGCAGAAGGCGGCTTTGCAGGAAATCGAGAAGGAGGCGTGGGGGCTGACGGTTGGAATGTTCGTAATCCGTCGCATCGCACGCGCCGCTCTCGGCCAGAGCGCCCGCGCGGGAGGGGAGTGATGGCTGATCCGTTCTTCATTACTGGGCCTGCTGTTGTCTCGTTCAGTGGTGGACGGACATCGGCCTACATGCTCTGGCGCATCCTCCAAGCACATGGGGGCGCGCTGCCTCCTGATGTCGTGGTGTGCTTCGCTAATACCGGGCGCGAGATGCCGGCGACGCTGGACTTCGTCCGAGATTGCGCATCAGCTTGGAATGTGACCGTTCGCTGGCTGGAATATTCCAGATCGGCCTCTGGTCCGATCGTCATCGAGGTGAACCATAACTCGACTAGTCGAAATGGTGAGCCGTTCGAGGCGATGCTGCGAAGCAAGTCCATGCTTCCAAATCCTGTCAGCCGGTTCTGCACCATTGAACTGAAGATCCGCACTCAAAAGCGGTTTTTGCAATCGCTCGGCTGGACGCACTGGTTGAGCCTTGTTGGCCTTCGTGCTGATGAGCCCAAGCGGGTCGCCAGGGCGTTAGACCGTGAACGCACCAAAAAAGACCGGTGGCATAACGCGTGCCCTTTAGCTGAGGCTGGTATCACCGAAGAACAAGTGTTCGAGTTTTGGCGAGAGCAACCATTCGACCTTCGCCTCAAAGGGCCTTGGGAAGGAAACTGCGATGGATGCTTCCTGAAAAATCGCGCTGCTATCTCGCGCATGATCAAGGATCATCCGCTCCGCATGGCTTGGTGGCCGCAGATGGAGGCTATCCCGCATGGTGTCGGCGCTGGCGGAACGTTCCGCGCAGATCGGGAAGACTATGCGACCATGGAGCGTGTCATCCGAGATCAGGGGTCTCTGCCGTTTGACCTGAATGAGCGGCATATTCCCTGCGAAGATTCAGGATGCGGCGTATGACGCATTCCCATATTGGAGATCACACCATGACCACCCAAACCCAAGAGGCGCAGGTGCGAGCGGCGTTTGAGGCCCTGATAGCTGCTGCCGAGAATGTCGAGATGTTTCGCGAGACAAGCTATGTCGCCAAGAATGGTCGCCGTATTTCCATCCAGGCCGATGATGGCGAGCGCGTTGACCTTGTGCATTCCGACCAGACCGAGACACTGAAAGCCGCAACGGACGCGGCGAAACTGGCGCTCGCCGCCTGGTCCGCCCGCCCGCAGAGCGAGGTAAAGGATGCTTGGGAAAAATGTCCAGAGGCAATGGCATTAGTCCCTGACCGTTGCTCATCTTGCGCTTTTCGCGAAGGGACGGTGCCAAATGGGTGCCCTGAAACTGTCTTGGATGCCATCAAGTGTGTGATTGAAGGTGTTCCTTTTATGTGCCACCACAATATGGTGGATGGAAAAGCCACAGAAGTTTGCCGTGGGTGGCTTGTGACACAACGCGCCGACAAAGAGCCCGGCAAAGCCCCATGGGATTGGACCGCGCCCAAAGGAGACAAATGAACCTTAACCGTTCCACTGGCCTACGCCAGCGTTCCCTGAATGCCGTCTGCCGCCAATGCCGCAAGGGACGTGACGAAGTGCGTTTCCCACCTCTCAGGCCGCGCCTATGTCTGACCTGCTCCCCGATTGAGCTAAAGGACTCAAAGCGCCCGAAGAAGCCAAGAGCTGGCCAAAACCTTCCGTTCCTTGCTTATGTGCGCACTCAGCCCTGTGCGTGCAAAGGGCGTAGCTGCATAGGTGGGATGGAAGCTCACCATCTTCGGACAGCCGAAAATTCTGGCACTTCTATCAAGCCTAAAGACCTTGGATCAGTTGTGAGCCTTTGCCTTGGTCATCATCGAGAATACCATGCGATCGGCCGCGACACCTTTGCCGCAAAATATAACGTCGATTTACCCCTGATCGCAGCACGTTTGGCGATGATCTATCTTGCAACGACACCACCCTCACAGGTATGAAAGATCCACCAGCGGCGGTCTTTGATCGTGCTGTTTTCTTGGATGGCATCTCCCGAAACTAGCCCGGCAGCAGCAAACTGCCGGGTTTTTTGTGTTTGCAGACAGCGCAGATTGCGCCTATTTTCTGCACGCCGCTCCTCGGGCCAATCAGGGGAAGAGACAGAAAAATGCCATTCATCCCTTACAAATTGATTGTTCTTTCACGCGCAGATCGTTTCACGATGTGGCGTTATGACGCTGGCGACGACACCATCACAGAGGTAACTGACCCTGATTATTTCTTGGACGCTGGCGACAAAATCCGCCCTAAAGACATGATGCTTGTCAGCACTGCGGATGCTGGCGCTCAGCTCTATTTCCCAACTGGGTTTGACAGCGGACGCATCATGGCATTTGCGGCGCCAGGACTGCATCTGCAGATCGTCAAGAGCGAGGACTAACCCCATGTCCAATTGCGAGATCCGTCTCAGCATGACCAACCATGCATGGGCCGTCACGGTCACAATTGCAGGCTGGGATGATTACCACGAACGATTCCCAGAGAACCAAGGGGGCGCCATGGAAGGCGCGGCGACTGGGATTTTGGTTGCGGTGCGTCGGCTTAAAGAGCGTCCCGACATCATCGCGAGGGGAACAGGTGCAACCTATGTGCAATCCGAAGCAGAAAAGCAGGATCTTCCCTGCGAAATCCGCGTGAACCAACCCAACCGAGGGCGGCCACGCGGCATATCAATTCGCTGATCGGGTGGGCGCCGGGTTTTTGATATGGGCTTTAGCCAGGCGCTCAATCCAATTCAGCAGATCATCAGGGACGCTTCTGCGGCCTGATTCCATGGCCCTGATAGTGACTTCGGCATAGGCGGGGTATTGTCGCACCAGTTCCCGCCTATTCCAGCCTACAGCCTTGCGTGCGGCCTCAAGGCGCTTGGCCTTTTCCGCCCAAAGCTTATGGCGATCGGCCACCTTTTGTTTCCATGTCGGCCCATCATCTTCGCACGATAGCCCCATGTTCTTGGCGCACTGGATGCTGCAAAGCGAGACACCGCTCCCCTGCCCACACCGGACTGGGGTTGTGACTTCTCCCCCACACTCAAAGCACAGACGCGGCATTTAATGCTTTTCCTTCATACGCGAGCTAAATCACGCGCTACGATTTTAACGTAAGCCCGACTTACATGCGTTTCGCAATAAGGCTTCCCTGGCACCGCATCACAACCGCAAAAATCCAGCTTTCTCGGGTCACCATTCAACCACTGGCACGTCCTTTTGGTCTGAGGGGAAAGCCGGACCACAATGGGTTCGGGGGGATCAGATGTTGTAGCCGTAGGGGTAAATAGCTCAGCTTCCAATTTAGCCCTGAGTTCTGCCGCTTTGGCTTCATGTTCTGCCCGTTCGGCTAAGCGTTGCGCGGCGCTTTTCTGGACCCAAGCTTTGCGCTCAGCAGGGACAACCCCGGTGATCGGATTTTTCCGCGTGGGCAAATCCCAGCGGCGCACATAGCCCATGATCATGTTCTTTGTGAATCCGACGATGCGGCCAATTTCAGATGCTGATGTCCCTGCGGCCCATAGATCAATGATCTGCTGTCGCTTTTCGTCAGTCAGATTTGGGTTTTTCATTTTTCTTTTCACTTTCAGGAATCCATGGCCAGCCGTTTAGCTTGGCACATTCATAGCTGCAAAATACAGCATCGGTTGGAAAGGTCTTTGACCAATTGAACGCAATGACAAAAACACCTGCGGTCCCACACTCGAAACACAACCGATCAGGCTGGTTCCAATTCATGCAAACTTGCACCCTTCAAAGGTGAGATCGCACCACAACCGGGCATCCCCATCTTTGCGAAGCGTCCCTAGAATCAGGTCATTCCTTTCGATGGTGAGCGTGCCCTTATGCCCAAATACTGGGTATATTTTTCGGGCATATTCTTCAGCGGATTTATAATCATGAAATTTAGCTAAGGGCTTGTTCCCGGCATCAAAATAAACACAGAATTCATTGTTATCTCTTGGCATGTCTGGTCCGGACATATCTAGGTTATAGACCATATATGAGCGCAAATTGCGCTCAGTGTCACTCTGAATTTTCGTCTAAATCGGGAAGATCAAAATCGGAAAATCGACCCGTTTCCGGATCATAAGAGATGGAAAACTTCGTGTCCCTGCGGCCCCACCGCATAAATCGAGACTTCCACAAGGTGACCTCTGTTACATTGGTCGGACGATGGACGGTGATCCCGATGTCCGCCTTATTAAACCACATTGCGCCACCGTTGATGTCATACCCTGATGGGGCTGGAATAGGCTGCCCTGGCTTCTCAGGACGCAATTTTGTGGGGTGGACCACAATCCACACGTTGCATCCATGGCGAAGACCAAACGCCTTTAGGCGCTGCAGGGAACGGCTGATGTAATCGACATCTGTAAGATTGCCACGCATGTGCTCGACCTCGTTCCATGGGTCTATGAGCAGGTCGGTGACGCCTTCACGCAGGATCATGCTCTTAGCCATTTCCATGATCCACTCAAGGGTTGGAGCAGTATCCTCGGCATCGCTTTCAAGGAAACTAAGCTTCCCCCGCAACCAATCCCCGGCCTCCGCTATCTCATCACGGGTAGCAATCTTGGTTTCGGGGGAAAGATGCCGCCCCCACATTGTGGGCTTGCCCAAGTAGATTTGGGCGCACGCCTTTAGGAACTCTTGGAATGGCTGCATCTCTGGGGAAAATACGAGGAACCTGCGCCCCTCCGCCTGCATCAAATGAACCATCTCAAACATGGTCCATGAGCTTTTGCCGCTGGATGGGATGCCTGTGACAATGATTAGTCTGCCATCACCTGGCAGCTTCATCTTGGCGTTTGAATTGGCTGTGCCCATCGACAACACGCGGGGCGGAGGAAGATCCAGATAACCCTGCAGCGTTTCACCGCTGACTAATCTCACCCCTTCAAGAGGATATGGCTGGGCAGCTTCGATATGACCTCGGACAACGTCTGGCCCGTGCTTCACAAGGCAATCTGACGCATCCTTGCAGTCTTGGGGCCACGTCACCAGCCAGCATTTGTCCTTGCCCAGCCGCCTTGCGATCTCTTCACGTAGGACCATCCCAGGGCCGTCCATATCGCCTGCCAGGATGAATTTCTGCACCACGCTAAGCAACTCATGATGGGTGTTCAGCGCATAAAACCGCTTGCTGTCTGAACCCTCTTCGCTGAGCTTTGCCGGCGCGCCATCCTTCAAGGAAACCGATTGCGGATACCCAGCCTCATGAAGAGACATCACGTCTATTTCGCCCTCTGCGAAAATGACGACATCAGGGGATTGGATCGCGTCTATGTTGAAGAGCGTTGGGAGAGGAGATTTGTCCTGCAACATGAACTGCTTGCAGGTTGAACGGATCTTTCGGTTAACCAATTCCCCACGGTAGAGATAGGGGAATACGATGAAATCAACGTCTTTGAATTTTGGGGCCTGAGATTTTGTCGAATAGCACCCAAACTCATCAACCGTCTCCGGGCTTATCTTCCGTCCTGCAAAAAATCCATAGAGCAAATCTCCCCGCTGGATTGCTTCCGGTCTATGAGGCTCCGGCTTAATGGCATTTGCAGCCACTTTGGGGGCAATGTTGTAGACGGTTGCGCTTCGTTCAGTCCCGACTTTACCACCCCCTTTCCATCCGCAATTCCCGCGGAAGCACGTCCAAACAGCTCCCATTTCGTCATTGTCGATCGTGACGCTAAGGCATTTCTCCCGCGTCTTTCCCCCTGCACATTTTGGGCAAACTATGCGCTCCGAATGACCAGCCCGAAAAGACTTCGTCATGATGCCGTTTTCAATCAGCATCCCAGGAACTGTTTCATATTTCATCGCTTGGCGTCCTTGGGTAGCGGGGTGGAGTTTCCATGGTGCGATTCCATCCATGGCTCATATTCTGGCCGCGAAAAGTGAGGCTTGGGCAGTTTTGCCACTTCCGCAGGTGGGTTGGGTGCGTAATAGCGGGGGTCATATTTCCTCTTCACGACACCATCAATCGTGACAGAAATCGGCACATCCAACCATCGATCTTGGTTCAACCATGTTGCAGGATGCGGGATAAATTTTCCTTCATCTTCCATGTTGAACTGCGTGGATTTCAAAGCCGTCAGTAGTTCGCTTGATTTTGCCCCACGGGATAGCGCGCGAGCATAAGCTTTCTCAGCTACCCCTTTAGCTTCCTTTCTCGGGTAAGCGCGCCAAAAGTCTGCAAACCCTGATGCATCGTTTTCGGATGATGGACTTTGCAGCTTTGAAGGAATGACATCTCCAAACAGGCCACCGGAATCTGCATCAGATTCCTTAATAGATTCTCTTTTAGATTCGGGGGCACGAGATGCAGGCAAACTTTGCACGATGTGCCGATCAAGATGCTCTGATGTGCCGGTCAAATGGGTCTTATTCGGCACATCGTGCAGGGTTAAATCTGATGGGGGCATATCGTGCCCCCTTATGGGGGCATATCCTGCACCCATCTCGCAAGTATCTGAAATCAAAGCATCCGATGGAGCATTGACCACGATTTCCTTTGAAAGGTCAGGAAACAGGACGTGGAACAGGTTAGTTTTCCTCTGACGGCGCTCAACCTTTATTAACCCAAGGCTGACCAATTCAGCGAGTGCGTTTCTCGCAGCTCTTTCAGATATGCCACAGTCTTGGGCTATCCGTTCCACGCTAGGCCATGTCCTTCCTATCTCATCACAGCGGTTAGCCAAGTTAAGCAGGACAAGCTTGTCCAGGCCCTTGGCCCCTGTCTTCCACGCCCATACGGTAGCTACAAAGCTCATAGCCGAGGCCTATCCGTGCGTGCGCAGTAGATATAATTGCTGCATTGCAGACAGAGTTTCCTCCACTGCTTGATAAGCCTGCTCTTCGGAGGGATTGGATTGTAGCCACTGGTTGAACGCTCTCAGCATCTGCTGCCGGGCGAGTTCAAACTCAGGGCAATTTGTCGGAATGTTCATAGACGGATTCCCCGCGTTGCTTGACTTGCGGCGGGTATCTCATACATAACCATGAAGGCGAGCCTTTCTGAGAAGGTGGTTGCGTCCCCCGATCTGGTCCTTACCGGGTTAGTTTCGTGGGCCTAGTTGGTCTGGTCTCTCAATAAGCGGCTGGCGGGTTGGTCCCTCGCCAGCCGTTTTCGTTTGGGCACCTTACGGCTGAGCAAGGTCTCTGGCAAAGCCTTTTCGGGAGAACAACCGCAAGCTGTGCTCCAAGCCGACTACAGCATCTGCCGCATTATGGTCAGGCGTAAAAATTCCCTGATCGGCACACCATTGTTCCACCACTGGTTTCTTTCCATTCTTCTGTTTCTGGTTCCATGGAAGGCCGCTTAGGACATCGCTGCGGATTTTACTTAGGTTCATCAAGCGCACTCGGAGCCCGTATTGAGCCCCCACACACCTAACGACCCCAACCATCCCGATCAGGATCAGCCACGCATTCATGTTGGACTTTGTGCCCTGGGGGGACAGCGGAGCTTCAGCATAGAGCCGTGTTGGCTTATGCCATTCGATAAAATCGCAGACGCACTCATACAGTGCGGCATAAAGTGTGCCGTCTTCCGCTGATCCCTTCAGATCAAAAACGCCACAGGATGGCAGTACGCCGGGATGTCCATATGCCCACCCCGTGCGCGTAGCCAGATCGAAGAAGCCGCTCCCGCCCTTCTCCATGGGCGGGAATAGCCTCGGGTTTGGCCGCAGATCCATCAGTTCGCGTGAGCGTCAGCAGCGCCATGCTGCCGGGCCGAATAGAGCTGCGTCAACTTGCTGAGCCCGACCGCGCGAGACTCGAACTTGGGGATATTCTGCCCCGTGAGCTTGTTCCAGAGGGCGGCCATCTTCACGTTGGACATCTTCTGGACTTCGATCATGTTTGGGACATCCTCGGACGAGGCGGCTTCACCCTCTTCGCCGTCATCTGGATCATCCGTCCCGCGCAGGGGCTCATCAAAATCCGGGTCACCGTCAGGGTCATGCGCGGGCTTCGCCGGTTCCGGCTTGGGAGCCTCAGCTTCTTCCGCAGCACCAGCCGCCTTGCGTCCACCGCGGCGCCCACGGGCAGCAGCAACTGGCGTCACGCCTGGCTGCGCACTCGCCTCCACAAAATCCCGACCGCGCTTGAAGCCCCGCACAGCCGCCGTCAGACCAGCGCTGCCCGCGTCGAATTGCTTTTGCAGGTTTTCGATGGAGCCGCCGTTCAGGCCCTCATCGTAGCCAATCTGCAAAGCTTCCGACTCCTTGAACTGCTCCACCGCCTTGGCGCTCGGCTTGTCGATCTTGAACATATCGGCGATCGATCCGCCGTTGAGCATGTCGGCCTGGTGCATGAACGCGCAACCTTGGATTAGGGCACCTTCCAGCACCGCCCGCAGGAACACGGCGGCTTCCGCTGGGTCTTTGCGGTTCAGCTTCGACACCGTCTTGAGGGCGTCGATATGGATACCGTCTGCCTTGGCTGCCTTCAGCCGAACTTGGTTCTCGGACGTGGCTTCCTGCAATTTGATTTGCGATTCGGAGTAGACGGCTTGGTGTTTCAGCCACTTGTCGGGCTTAATGCCGCCCTGCGTGGTTTCGTCATCAGTTTTGGCCATTAGCTTTCCTTCTCGGATTGGGCATCCTTCACAAGACGCCCCTGTTCAGGGAAAAAATCTAGCGGCAGGACAGCCCCATCGGTCAGGGCCTGCACGCGGGCCATGGCCCTAGAACTGATCTCACCGCTCATCCAGCTATAGGCGCCTTGCCGCGAAATGCCAGCCTGCATCGCAAAGTCTGCAACCGACAGCCCTTTGAGTTGCATCCATTCATCTAGCTTCATTCGTGTCACCCTATCTTAGGTGGCTGCAAGATAGATAATGTCGGTCATTCCGGCAATGCCTCTTGCAGCCATGTCGGAGTTTGTTTACAAATCTCTTGCAGCCTGATTTTGCAGCCAACCGAGAGGACCAGACAAATGAACATTCTTCGCCAGATTTTCCGCAAGCCGGTCGGCCCTGCACCGGATCACGTTGAAGATGAACTGCATGGGGATGGTTTTGTGTCCCATCCCGTTTCCAAATTGCCGCACAAGCCCGAACTGAGCCAAGCTGATTGCATGATCCTGCGGCGCACCCATGAAATCATGCAGGAAACGCTGGATGAGCTTCTGAGCATTCTGGACCAGACGCATGCCGATTTGCATCTGCTCGGGCGGGTGGAAGCCGCAAACGCTCTGAAAGCCCCCACGGCAGAGCTTTCGGCCTTCCGGTTTAGCCGGACACTCGTTTCGCTGCGGGCTGAGGCACACAGCAAATGAGCGATTCACTCCATGAAGACCGCATAATTGAGGCTGCTGTAACCGCTGCCCTAGAGACCGAGAAAAACCGCGTCATCAGTAAGGTGATCAGGCTTATGGACGAGATCGGAACCCCCTCGACAAAGAGCGAGGACGATTACCTTGAAGGCCTCAAGAACGCCCTTCATGCCGCTTATGGCGTTGAGGTTGAGTTTCAGCCCGCTCGTTTTGTTATCAAGCCCACCGATTAACTCCAACTTTCGCACGTCTGACAAACCACAGGAAACATTTCCAATGCAGCTTTACACATTCATTTTTACAGGCGAAGCCACCTGTAAAGGCTGCGAATTTCGCGTCCGCGCACATAACCTGGAAGAAACCAAACTAAAGGTGCAGACCCTTTCTGACACCATCGTAGACACATCTCCGGGAGAAATTTCAGATTGGGATGTGACCTTATCGACCGGATACAAAAACGGCTGATTTCTGCAAATCCACCCGACTTTATGCAAATCCTATTCAGAGAGAGACCATCATGGACCAGAAACCCCGCTACCTGATTTCCCTCGGCATCGAAGGCTTCAAGCGTATCGAGGCTGCATTCATCCCGCTCGGAGATCAGGCCGGCGTGACCCAGATCACAGGCGCCAACGGCCATGGCAAGAGCAGTGTGCTGGATGCGATCGAATGCCTGCTCGCCGGCAAGAGTGCGCTACCCCCGGATGCCATCCACCATGGCGCCAAACAGGCCCGTATCCGCGGCCAGCTTGGCGACTTGATCATCACCCGCAACATTACCCAGGGCAAAGAGGAAAAGCAGGAAAGCACCCTGACCGTGGAGAGCGCCGATGGCGCACGCTACAGCCAGCCCCAGCAGATCCTGAACGAACTGCTGGGCAGCTTTTCCTTTGACCCCGTGGCCTTTCTGCGGCTGCCCGAAAAGGAGAAATACGCCTCCCTCCGCAAGTTTGTGGAGAGGATTGATTTCGAGTTGGAGGAGCGGCTTTACCGCGGCGACTTCGAGCAACGCACCGATGTCAACCGCGAGGCCAAGCGGCTCCGGGCGGCGGCCGAGCAGGTCTTTGTGCCGGATGGCACCCCCAAGCAGAAGATCAGCATCGAACGGCTGTCCAAGGATCTGGAAAAGGCTGGATCAGCAAATGCTGACCGCGAGCGCATGCTTGCCGGGAAAGCCAGCGACGAAGCTGCGATTACCCGTGCCGAGGGAGAAATAAAAGAATGGGAAGAGCGGATTGCCAAAGCTCGCGAATTTATCGCGCGAAAAAAACAAGACGTGGCTGCCTACGTGATTGCCGCCGAGATCGACACTGCCGAGCTGCGCCGCGACCTCACCCGCGCCAATGAGACCAACAAGAACGTGGACGCTTACCAGCGGCGCCGCGAGTTTGAAGGCATGGCTGAGGAGCAGGAAAAAGCGTCGGCAGCCCTGACCGCCAAGATGGAGGAGCGCACCAAGCGCATCAACAAGGCCATTGAGGACACCAAGATGCCCTATCCGGGGCTGACCTTGGCCAACAACACCGTCATGCTGGCAGGCGTTCCGTTCGAGCAGGGAAGCTACGCTGAAAAGCTACGGGCTGCGGTGGGTATCGCCATGGCCGAGAACCCGGCGCTTCGCACCATCCTGGTCCATGAAGGGAGCATGCTGGACAGCAAAGCTATGCAGATCGTCGCCGAAATGGCTCTGGACCGGGACTATCAGGTAATCGTGGAGCGTGTGGACGAAACGGGCCGCGTTGGGGTCTGCATGGTAGAAGGCACCGTCGCCAGCATTGATGGAGAACCGGTAGCGGCTGAGACTGATCAGGAACCGGCCAAACCCGCCAAGAAAACCCGCAAGTAAGGACTGCACTCATGACCGATATTTTTAATCTGCAAGCGTCGTCCAAATCCCAGCTTAAAAACTTGTCGGAAGATGCTTTTGCTTATGTGAAAGATTTCCTCAACCGGGAAGTTACTCTTACAGATCGGGTATCGGTCATGACGGGCCTTGCACAGCTTGCGCTTGAAGAACTGATCCGAACCCATCCAGCTTGCCCGTGTGAAGTCATTCAAGCCATGTGCGGATGGATGACGCAGGTTGCTGCCCAAGATCGGTTTCAGCATCCATTTGTGATGAAAGCGGGATTCTCCATCCATAATTCCTCGGAAGGCACTGAACATGCCCCTTCATAACTTCAAAGAAGACCCCGATCTTCTGACCAATTGGCAAGGGATCAAACTTCTTGGCGCCGCGTTAGGACTTATGATCCGCGCGATTATGTTGCGTATTTTCAGTTTGATGGGCGTTATTGATATCGTTGATGCTGCGATAGAAGGCCGTGAGATTCTTTATCGTCTGCAAATAATTGCGAACAAAGCCGAGGCAGCTCACTACGCAGCAATGCGCGCGCGCCAAAAGGACGAAACTGATGCCTCTAGTTAAGGTCCAAATGGGCTCTAAGAAATGGCACGATTTGCGCCTCAAAGGCATTGGTGCCAGCGAGGTCAGCGCGCTTTTTCCGATGGAACGGCCGGGCTATGCAATGTCGCAATACACCCTGAGAAAGGTGAAGCGTGGCGAGATTGACGCAAATTCGGTGTTTAGCGGAGACCCCAAATTCGCTGCACGCGGCTTGATACGAGAGCCCAGCATTGCCGAGATCATCGCGGTGGAACATGGGCTCAAGATCAAAAAGGGCCACTACGTCATAGACGATCATGAGCCACTTATGAGGGCATCGCTGGATTACATTATTGAAGAGCCCACGGCCGAAATCCGGCGGCAGCTTGGCAAAAAGGTTGATGGTCCCGGCGTCCTGCAGATCAAGTCCGTGATCCCCTTTCAGTTCCTGCGGCATTGGACCAAAACATCAGCCCCCGATTACGTCCGAATCCAAGTAGCGCAGGAATGTGCGGCTACTGGCTACGAATGGGGCATGATCGGCTGCGCCAATGGTGAGACGGAATACTATGCATATCCGCTCAGAGCCCCACAGGACAACGGAGATCGCCTGAGAGAGGAGATTGCCAAGTTCTGGCGCGACAGCGTGCTAGGCGACGTTGAACCGCCCGTGGACCACACGGAGAGCACTAGGTTGTGCCTTCGTGCGGAATACCCGCCGAAGATCTACCAGCCTGGCATGGCCAACTATGAGGCCGACGAAGAGGCCGATGAACTTGCCTTAGCCTTCGATACGGCATCCGTGAACCGCCGGCAGGCACAGCAGGACTATGACTTGGCCCGTAATCGGCTGGTGAAGCACATGGACAAGAATCTGCACGCCTATACGCGGCATTGGTTTATTGACCAGAGCGTGTCCGAAAAACAGCGCCGGGTAAACGTCAAACTCAGAAACTCCACCAGCCTAGAGGGTCATGATGAAGGCTAATGCGCGCAAACCCTTGGTTATCGACCTCTTTGCAGGTTTAGGGGGATGGGCCAAAGGTTTCCTAGCCGAGGGTTATGACGCGATAGGTTTCGATATTGAGCAGCATGTTTACGGTGAGCATTGCTACCCTGGATCGCTTGTCATTCAGGACGTGCTCACCCTGCATGGATCGCAGTTTAAGGATGCGGCTATCATCGTCGCATCTCCTCCATGCCAAGCCTACAGCTACATGGCGATGCCTTGGACACTGGCCAAAGCCAAAGCGGCAGAGATCAGGGCAGATGAGACAGGCCAAGCTCTAGCCGATCTGAACCGTCTATTTGACGCATGTTTCCGCATCCAGCGCGAGGCATGTGAAGCGGCAGGGCACCATATCCCTTTGGTGGTTGAAAACGTGCGCGGGGCTATCCCATGGGTAGGAAGATCACGGTGGAATTTTGGTAGCTTCCATCTTTGGGGCGATATCCCGGCTTTAATGCCGGACACGAAAATCATGAAATCGATAGGGCATGCAAATAAGAGAGATGGTCACTCCCACACGCCCCATTTAACAAACCCTGATGAGCACATCAAACTTGGCGGCTCTTGGTTCCATGGATACCGCCAAGGCCAAGGCCCAAGAAATCATGGCTCAAAGTCGCTAAAACGAAAGTCCGCTTCCGCCATGATCGCCAAAATACCCACCCCGCTTTCACGGCATATCGCTGCAACCTTCAAACCCCATGAATGACGATCGCCGATCCGCAGCCGAACAGTTTACATCCCAGCTAGAGGCGGATTGCGCTGCGGCCAAAACCTCAAATGAGGTCGAAAAAATTAATACGCGCTCTTTAAAGGCTATCGGAGCGCTGTTTGATCGATATGAAGACTTGCATTTTAGAGCGTATTTTGCGCTTAGTTCCAGGTATCATATCCTGATCATGCAGGAATGGGGACCGCCTTACAACGACCCTAAAAACTACCGTGCCCGAGACCACTATCACCCATCAGACCCAAGGAGACCATCTCGTGACCACGATACTTGTCTTCCACACGCTGCAAAATCAACGCCACGACTTCAGCCTGTCGCACAGCGATCCAAGCCAGCCCGACCTGCTCGGACTAGTCGCAAACCTAATTGACGATGACAGTCTGAAAGAAACCGACCGCATGACGGCGATTGTCACCCTGGATGAAGGGAAGACGATCAGCGAAGAGCAGTTCAATTTCGACGGAATCGGCTTGCGGATGATGCTGGATCATGGCGTTCCGCTCCACATCGTCATGGATAAGTTTGCGGACATGGCACGCCGCGCTGACCGGGTGGCGGCCTACTCGGTAGAGCATCATCTAAAGACAGCCGCCGTTGCAGCCACTGCATGCGACATTGAATTGCCGATCCTATCCACTTTTTGCCTCATGAAACGCTCAACCAACTACTGCAAACTGCCGACACGCAATCCCAGCGTTTACAAGATGCCCAAACTGATGGAGGCATACCTCCATTTCGCGAAACGTCCCTTCGCCATCCCATATTCTGGCAGCCATCAAGACGTTTTGGACTATCACCTTGAAGCCAGAAACGCGATCTTTCGCGGCATTCGAAAGACCGAGGAGGCTGACCTCAAAAAGGGCGCCAAGCCTGTTGTGCCGCGATACGATTTCTGATTAGATACTCCCAACATGGCTGGCCCCTCTGGCAGCGCTACGGGTCAGTTTTTGCACTTTGGCGAGGACACGAGACAAGGCGCCGGCCCACGACTTGACAAGATGATTCTCCCTAAACATCCAAAGGCCAAATGCACGAGTCTAAAATTTGGATGTCATGGGCAAAGCCAGTCCTCTTAAATAATCAAGGCTAAGAACCGTCATGGGCCAATTCTCTTTCATTTGTCGTAACGCGCAACTATATATCCATTGCAGCCGCCACAGAGGCAGCCATGGACACGCAGCGCATTCAAGATATCACTGACGAGCTTCGCCTTCTGGCGCGCCATGAGCCGAGATGGAAGCCCTTGCTACACCGGGCAGCGCGGGCTCTTGAGGATCAGTTGCCAAAAGATGCACAGAAGGCCCTGCGGGGGCGATATGGGGGCAGACTTGCTCCGCCCTTTGCCAAGCCTGCCATTGACCGGCAGGAGGCGACCCAGACGGCTTTACTGTAAGCCGTCTGGGCTTGGTCTGCTCAGTAGCGTAAACCGCCGCCGACCAGCAAAATTATCACCACGATGAGAACCAGAAATCCGAGGCCACCAGCCCCGTAATTTCCGTATCGGGCATAGCCTCCCCCGAATCCCATATATCCACCACCTCCCAGAAGGAGGATGGCCAGGATTATGATGAGCAAAAGCGTCATGTTTTACGTTCCTAAAGGCGTCGGCGGAGTTGCCGGCGCAGGCTTTGGTGCATCCAAGATGGGAACGACTGTCGCTCGGGCAACAGCAGGAGGGTTGGGGGATTTGACCCAATCCGGCAGCATCGCCATCACGCTGGCGGCGACATCTTCGAGGGCAGGAACGGCCGCCGGAAGCGCTGCCGCAACGGCGGCAATCTGCGGCGGCGAAATCTTGGCCGTAATGGCGCTGGGAGCGAGATCATTGATGATAGCGGTCGAAGCTGTCGAGACCGTCGCAGCATTGGCCGCCGTCAGCAAACCACGGCGCACCATGGCGTTCACCCCGGCATCAGTTGCGTCTTTGCCGAGAGTGGTGATCGCATCCGGCGCTGTCGCTTTGAACTCGTTCTGTGCCCATGCCAGAGCATCAGCGGGTTTGAGAGTGGGGTTGGCAGCCATCAGGGCCAGAGCATCGTTCCCGACCCTGATAGCAAGGCCCGCGAGATAGTTCAGAGCCGGGTATTTGGCAGCCTCTGGGGTTGCGCGCCAAGCCGTCAGCCACTTCACGCCAGCGCCAACAATGGCGCCAGCAATCATCAAGACGGCGATGACGAGAAGGGTATGCGTGTCCATGGGGATTGTCCCTTATGCAGCGTTCTTAACGGCGGTAATAGCGGGCGCCGCAGCGGCCAGAATGGCCTGGGTAGTGGTGACTATGGTCGCAGCATTGGCAGAAACCGTCGCACTGCCGGCGGCAATCCACCCGTCGATAAGGGAAATGCCATCGCTGATGATCGTGGCAGCGGCCGGATCTGCAACGCTGAGGGCGGCCAAGGCAACCTGACCAATGCCTTTGACGATCGCATATTGATTGGTGAGCGTGCCCACGTCAGTCACGATGGTCGCGCTGATTTTGCCGGCTTCAGTGGTGATGGTGGAAGCAAGCCCCGAGCAACCGGCTAAGGCCGTGGAAGCTCCCGCAGCCAAGATTGCAGTGCCGAAATTCCGTCGATTGAGATCAGTCATGATGTCCCTCATGTGAATGCCGCAGACGCGGCGATAACGCGGCATAGCCGGATAATCCAACCGTGCCCAAAAGTCGGAAAGTCAGCCGCCTGACGATAGGCGGTCTCACGCAACCATCCGATGGTAGCATGAAGCGTGGCGGGATCGGCTGATTTTACGGCCGCCAAGGTCTTTGGGCCGATCACCCCATCAGTTGTCACCCCCACGGCCGATTGAAGCGCCTTGCGTGCCCACGCTGGCCCTTGATTCACGGCGGCATCGAAGACGAGCCCGGCGACAGCGGGAGGAAGAGCGTCACACTGACATGCGGCCCAATAATCACGCTGGTAGATCGTCTGGGCATCGGAAAGCGTGAGGGCCGCAATGTTGAGGGAGGGATAACCTGCTTGGGATATTCCGTATTTCGTGGCGCCCCCCGGATCAGCAGGATTATTGGAATATCCCCCCTCAACAGCGGGGGAAACCGTTAACGCAAAAGCCTGAGCAAAACTCATTGGCGCCGTCCTTCCAGTTCTTCAAAGCCAGGCAGAGGATCAAGAGCACGGCCCCCGGCAGCCATCAGTAGGTTGTTGCGGGCATGCCGTTCCTGATGGGCCACATCAAACCACCCTCGGGCCAAATCCCAGCCGCGGTCCCGGTCACGCTCAATTTCACGCCTGCCGTCTTCCAGATCGTCAATCCGAGCCCACGCCGTGGTGAGGTCTTTGTCCTGCCGGTCTTCTGACCGCCGGTCACGCTCCCTCTGGCGCTTCTCTTCCTTGGCCGAATCGCTCCGGTTGCTCCACCAGTCCTTGAACGCCCACCGCAGGCCATAAAAAATGCCGACCCCAAAAGCGAGCCCGGCACCGGAAAACCATTGGCGGAACTCTTCCCACCATCCCTGCGGAGAATCAGCCATATCGGGTCACATCCACGGCCAGAAAAACAAGATCAAGTTGCTCAACGCCAAGCCGCCATAAAACGAACTGATATGCGCCTCGGGCTGGACTTCGAAGACTTTAACGGCAAAGTTAAACATGATTGATCCCGCCGCAATTGCCCCTAATCTTCTAGCCCATGCAACCATGAAAACAGCAGAAAAAAACTGGCACCCAGCAACAAAAATACCAATTCCAGCAATTACTTGGGGGTTAATCGTCATCCACCGATAAGCGGCAATTCGGTCCATCCCTGCGGGGAAAATCATCACATGCACTGACCAGCAGAAAAGCAGCAGAGCCAAGACATAATCTGCAAGTAGTCTTTTGGACCGGCAGGACGGAAATTTCACGAGGTCACCCTTCCTCTTCGATGACCCGCCAAAACACCCAAATGCTAAGGAATGCCACGAACGAATATGTGATCGGGGCTGTGCTGAGATGGTTTGAGATCCACATGCCCTGGGCGATCAGAAGGTGCCCGACTCCCATGGCCGTCGCAGATGCCAAATGAACGTAACGGTTCTTGGTAAAGAACGTCAGGGAGCCGAGCAAAGAGAAGGCGGCAAACAAAAGGCCCCAACCTCTTTCGGTGTAGGGCCAATGCGCAAAAAACCAATTGTATGAAATGCTTGTGTAGAAAGTGCCACCGGAGAAGAGAACCACACAAGCAATGCCCGTCATGACCCCCAGAGTAACGACATGGCCTATATTCCGCCCTTCTCGGAGGTATCCCAAAAGCCCTTGAACGGCATACCTGGGGCGAACCATAGAAAACATAACAACAACTCCAAATGGATGATTACTGCGTCGTGTCTCGGCCAAGAACTTGAACCGCTATACCACCAGATGAAACAGCAAAGGGAAGGACAGTTATGCCCGTGGTCACAATAGATAGGCTTAGCAGCGTGCTTTGACCGGCGTAGCATTTCCCTGAAGCGCTGGTGGAGGTCGATGACGTAAGCATACACTGGACCGGCTGAGCGGTAGCCACCCCGATATAATGCGCCGCAACAAATGGTTGTGACGTGTTAAAGGGGGTTTTCCACGTCACAGCCCATGTTCCGTCAGAGGCTGTGGTGACATTGGTTGCTTGGACCAATGTCACGCCTGTGCTCGAATACCCTTGCCCGCGGGCAACTACCAAGCCAGTGGCAAGCAAAAGGCATGCAACCGATAGCGCCCGTTTCACCGATAGTCTCCCGACAGAAATGGGAAATTAGCCGTCACGGCCGTTTTGGTGAAGCAGCCAGTGGAACTCGCAGAAAACGTAATCCCAGCCGAGAAATATGGACCAAAGACCGGAAACGACAATGTCCCTGTGGAATTGGCCGGCACATAAAAACACTTGGATGGGGTTACCGCGCCGTCAACCGGTGCTGCCGTCGCATTGAAGACGAGCACCCAAAACGCCACCGTGCTCGCCTGCACGGTGGCTTGAACCCCATACAGATTGCCCGCAGACGCCTTGCAAACCAGCGTAGCGCTTGCGGTGCCCTGCTGACACATGAGCGGACCAGATGATGCCGTGGCTGTCGCAGGAGGCTGCGGAGAGGTCACATCAGGAGTGGATGTGTTCCCTATGGGCGGAGGACACGGAACCCATCCAGAACCCGATGAATTCGAGCAATAAGTTGATGTAGGCGGAGGGCCTGGCGCAATTTGCGCGTAGGCACTCACCGTAGATAGCAACAGGCTGAACAGAGCAAGACCACTCAAACGCATGTTTCAATCTCCTCTGGTTTCAAGTTTTCGTCCCGCATCCCGGCTCCTTCTCGGTCAGGGGTCATGGCGTTCACGCTCCACAATTGACGACGATCTTGTCGCCAGCCTGCATGGTCCCGCCGATCGCGAAAACGGTCACAGACAGACCGCTTGCACTGACCTGGGCCCAAAGGCTGCCGCTGGTGGAGGGTGATGTTGTATTATCTACCGCCGTGCAGGACGTAGATCCTGCGGTCAGAGGCTGACCCGGATTGAATAGAATGGTGCCCTGGGTGGCGCCACCTGTGCCAACCGTGACGACAGATCGTGTGTTGTTGCCAGCGATCGTCGGTGACGTTCCAAAATTGGCCGAGATGGTTGGCGCTAGGCCGGTGGATTTCAGCGCGGCTGTGAGCACTGTCGAGCCCGTGCCGGTCGGGGTGACGACGATGCTGCTGCTTGCGCTGTTGGACGAGACAGATGGCAGGCCACCATTGCTCGAACTCAGGACGATATTGTCTTTATACGGCGAACCAGGGCCGCCCCAGAACGCGTAGGTTTGCGCCCAGTCGCCCTCGACCGAGGCCGTGACTGATGCCCCGGTCAAACCGGGCGCATTGGCAAGCGAGATGGTCGGCGGGAGGCTAGCTTGGTAGCTGTTGCCGCCATTGGTCAGCGAGGTCCCGGTGACCGTGCCGCCGGCCCCGACCGTGAAGGTGCCCGCAGCGCCCGAACCGTTGGTGGACGTGAAAATCAGGGCATAGGTGCCAGGCGTCCCACCCGTCCCAGCGTTCACAATAGCCAGCGCCGAGACAGGGTTATGGTTGCACCCCGTGGTGATCCGCGACCAGCCGGCGGGTTCACCGGACGGGCCATAGGATGTGTTCTGCGCCATGACGAAACTGCCGCCGGTATAGCAACCGGTGACGGGCATCGAGGCCGAAGACGATGACGGCACGCCCGCAATCGTGCGGAAATTGGACAGCGTGGGGTCGGAATACTCAAAGATCGTTTGCCACTGCTGGTCATCAGGATACGATTTCGCGACCCCGGCATTGGATGGACTGAAGCTTGGGAACGCCGGATACGCATAAATCGTATCATTGAGGTAATAGTTGGTATTGGCTGGGATGCCGGTCTCGTTGACCGGGATAGCGAGGTCGCGGAACGAGCTATTTACGATCCGCATGCCACTGACATACGGGGAGTCTATGGCATAGGGCGACGTGCTGGCCCACTTGCCGTTTGCCCCGCGGGTCGATGCGGTGAACTCGGAATCGCAGTCAAAGGTGACGTGATTGAACTCGATATCCTGCGAGCTCGGGACAGTGCCTTGGCCGAAGAACTGCACGCAATCGACCGGCGAATTCGTGATCGTTCCGTCTTCGATGACGACGCGGCGAAACAGATTGTTCGGCCACCCCGATGCACAGATCGTGCCTGACGTGGTGCAGGTAAACCGAAGGCCATAGCTTCCATCAGCGATATGGAAATCATGCACCCGCATGTCCCAAATCGGGCCACGAAACTCCATACCGTGTGACGTGGTCATGGTTTGCGTGATTGGGCCGTCAAGCCAGCCGACAGTGCCCCCAAACGCTTTGCCATATCCCCAGTCAGAGTAATTCGCAACCGGCGGCAAGGTCTGGCGGATCACGACACCGCCGATGTCGATCTGCTGCGAGGGTGGAGAAGGAAGGCCCCCTGCGAGCACGCCATTATTGTAATAGGTGCCGAGGACAGCTGCAATTGTGCCAGACCCGACCACGTTTTGCATCGGGACTGCGCCAAGGCTTCCCGCACTCCAAGGTGTGGAGTTGATCAGGATCTGGGCATTAGCCGGCGCTGGTGTTGGAGGCGTGGTCTGGAAGAAGAAGCTGCCCTGGATCGGGTCGTAGGATTGGATGTTTTGGAGGGAAATGCCCCAGTTCGAGGTATCGCCTTGGCTGCCTGGCACATAGCCGCCGACCGTCACGCAGGCGCCATGACTACGCCAGCAGATGATGTTGTCGACCTGCAGGATCTTGGCGCCCAGCGTGTCAATGCTCGACGTGTCCACCAGCGTGATGTTGCTGACGCGGGTAGATGTGCGCGGCTGCGTGGCATCGGAATCGACGTGAAGCGAGATGGCGCTGTCGTTGCCGCCTTTCTGGTATCCGTCATGAATGTTGACATAAAACGTGTCCCAGACCGCGATACCATCGCGCACCGAGTTCAGGACTTCGTAATTCCCGATATCGACGTTGCGGGAGAACCGCGTCTGGAAGGTAAAGGCGCGAGAGTTCTGAAAACGGACGTGCGAAAGCTCGACGTTGTCCACACCCTTCAAAAGCACCAGCGGGTTGCCGACCTGGGAATAGAGAAATTGGCCCGGATTGTTCGGGTCCGGCGCACCCCAGTTGCCGCCAAAGGTCATATAGCTCAGCTTCACATGAGCAATCGAATACGCCAATGTCAGGTTGAGCTGCGCGCTGGTAAGGCCGCAATTGCTGGTGACAAATTCGAGCCCGGTTTTGGGCGGGCTGATATAGGCGCCCCCCGAAATGACGCTGCCGACCGACTGCAGCTGGCCGCCGGACACAGTGCCCGCCACTTGGAAATAGGCGCCTCCAGAGGCCAAAGCTCCAGATGTCCCAGTCAATACGCAGGCGCCATTGGTGCCGCCAGTGCCCGGCGAACCAAGCGTCGCGCCAGTGACACTTTCCTGGCCGACCGTATAAATGTCCGAATTCGAGCCTGTGACGCTGGGGTCCAGATAAATTCCACTGATCTGCGGCCCAAGCCCCATTATGTCGAGGTCATTGGTCGCGGTCGGGATCGTATCGGAGGGTAGGAGATAGTAGTTCTTCGGGATGAGGATACGGGTAGCAGCATTGAATGCTGCTTGCAAAGTTGCTCCATCATCAAGATAAGTTCCGCCTGCGGTGCAGGTCTTTGCGATATAATTCGGCGTCCCGGCCGTGCATCGCCAGTTTTCAGCCGACTTATAATCACCGAAAATGTCAGAGTTAAGCCTGCTTGCTGTGCCAGCCGCTGGCACTGTAGAAACTGCCGCGCCCACGCTCGCCGCACTCGGTGCCCCGCTGAACCCGAAGCCGGTGCCGGACCAGGCGGCGGCAGGGGCTTGGACATTGACAAACGCCGTGCTCGCCGCCTGCGTCGTGTTCGTGCCAGCAGGGGCGGTGGGAACAGTGAATACCTGACCCGAAGGCACGTTGCCGCCATTGATGGTTAGATTAGTGGCAACACCTCCATTGGTGTCAATCTTGAGACCAAGAGCAGGGTTAACCGCGTTGTTTATCGTAGTGTCACCTATTTGCGGATTACCCGGACACCGAGAAGGACCGCAAATATTGATGGTCCCAGGGCTTTGAGCAAAAGCCGCGTGTGCCACAAAGAAAAAAACCAGTCCTAAAATATATGATAGACGGCGCATTAGACTGAACCTTTCTTAATGGCTTCAAGTTCCGCTTTAAGGCTTTGGATTGCCCGCGTCAGATACGCGATGTCATGGTCATAGTTCTTGGTGAGTTGAAATCCGGCAGGAGAGACAAACCCATCTTCATCAATCGTTTCTTCCAAACTGATGTTGGACACGGTTGCGACCGATGCCGCGCGAGGCCCTTTGGCCTCTTCCTGAGCGATGAATCCGGCGCCTGAAATGCCATCCATACGGTAGGTGACAGGACGTGCTGCCATCACATAGGACCATGCATCGTCTTCGGTGATGTTTTCTATTTTGCTTTTTAGGCGCCGATCAGAGGTCGCAGAATAGATTGTAGAGGTGATGCCGCCCGTAACATTCAACCCATAGCTATAGGTGCCAGTCTGCGTTCCTGCCCCGGTATTGGCGAGATATCCATAGCTACCAGTCCCGGTATCGCCCCCTCCTGTCATCGTGACGACGCCATTAGAGTCAAGATACATGCGGGAAAGGCCAGCCGTTTGGTCAGCCAGAACCCAAACACCAGACGAATTTACATAAGTCGTCCAAGAGCGCCCGCTCCCAGAGGTATTGGTAATCTCTAGTCCTGGCGTTCCGGTCCCTGTGATGAGTGGGTCCGATCCCCCGCTAAATGTCACAGTTCCAGAAAAGCCCACTGCGCCACTATGTGTTTCAGTCGCTGTGAATGTCGTGGTGGCCGAGAATGCCGCTGAATACGTCGAATAAAACGGCCCAGCCATCGTGACCGGCTGTTCAAAAGCAGATGCTTGGTTGAAAGTCGTAACCCCACCAAAGGTCACTGCTTCTTGGAAAGTCACATTTCCATCAGGCAAAACATAAAATGGCGTGACGGCATTGGTGGAGTTGAAAAGACTAAATGAACCATCATCGGCTGAATATAGCGCCCACTCTTGCCCAGCTACTGCCGTGCTCGTCAGAACGATGCCCACGGTTGTCGGCGCCACCACAATGGGGGTGACAGAAAACGTAACAGTCCCGCCGTTGTTTATTGAAATGGGGATGGCACCATTGTTTGAGTCAATAGCATTGAAGGTGCCATCGGTTTGGGAATACCATCCCCAAGTATTCCCGTTCGCAGACAAATTAACGGCGGTAAATCCTACTTGTCCGGTGCCGGAAACCACCACAGAACCCGTAAACTGACCGCCAGCTGCCACCGGGTCAGCCGCCCAGATTTGCACTCCGTTCACATCGGACAGGACCACACGATATTCCTGGGTCTGCAGCCAGATCTGGTCTTCCGGCCAGCCCGCAGAGTTGAGCGGGACAGGGTTCTGCAGGGGCGTTGTCAGTTCTTGGTCCGCATAGACCGCCAGCGGCGTATTGGTGCCACTGGAATAGAACGCCAGCGATCCGCCAGCATAGGGAACGCCAGACGCATCCGTGAACTGGAAATAGGGGGAGAAGAAAAGAGAACCGGTCGCCATGACCTATTTCCTTTGCGTGGTGTAGCCAGAGACAGACAGGTTTGCGATCAACCCAGAGAGCTTGCGCATCACACCGACGCGCGCGGCCGGCGTCGGATGCAGGAGCATGAGGCGGCCAATCTCGGGATTGCGCACGGCGGCCAGCAGCAGTTCATCCACCCTTTCCAACCCAGCCGTGCGCGCGGAATTGAGCATGACGGCGCCAAAGGCCGAGGCCACCTTCGCCCCTATGCGAGCCAGCGCGAAATGAGGGAACACGACCGACGCCACATGGGACGCACCCTCTCCGAGCATTTCCATCCCGACCACCTGAGCAGCCATCGATGGATCATGCGAGCCGCCATGACCATGAGCAGCCACACCATGGGTATCAGCTGCCGACTGGGACGTCGCAGGCACCTTGATGGCGTTATAGCTGCGCGCCTCACGATCCAGGTCCACCGTGACCTTGCGCAGCCAGTCCATGCCATCCTTGCCAATCAGGCTTTCCAGGGCACGGCCAGTCTTTGTCTTGTTCACGAGTTTGTCTAGTGCTTCCTTGGCAATCTGCTTTTCCTGCGTCGTCCCCGCTTCCGTGGTCGATCGGATAACACCAAGAACATAATCAACCGCATTCCGCTGGATGCCGGCCGCCGCCGCGCCGGATTTATCCGCCCGAGCCAACCGCATAAGCGCCGCCGCATTCCGATCCGGATTGTTCGAATTCAGCAGGTTGCGAACCGCAACGGCGGGGTCCTTCACCTCGCCGCGGCGATCCAGATAGAACCGCGCCGCGCTGTTTTCGTAAGCCTCACGCTGCGCCACAAGATCACGCTGCGCATTTTCGACAGCCTCTTGAGCCTTCCCCGCCGTCTCAAATCTAGCGCGGATTTCAGGAGGCGCGGCATCAAAGAACGGACGATGCAGGGTCATGAAATTGCGGTATGCCTGCGACTTCACCACACCATCCGGCATAACTTTGTCGCGGAACTGCGCGGCGATGCCATCGGATAGAGACTGGACGGCCTCACGACTGCCCCCGGTATCGCGGGCAAATGACTGCGCCGCTTCAGTTCCCCGGCCGCCAGGCTGGAAATACTTCTGGACCACACCGGCATCAGTGGTTTCCTTGGCCAACGGATTAAGCGCCTCGATCGCCTGACGCCGAGCTGACAGATCCGCCAAATCCTGAGCCGCCGCTTGCGCGTTACCAAACCGCTTGGCGAGTCCGGGGAAAACCGTCAGCTCTTCCCGATGGCTATCCAACCATCCCTTGAACTTTACAGGGTTTAGAGAGCCATCCGGATTGACCATTCCCTTGGTCGATCGAAGGTCATGCGCGGCATAATCGGCAATCGCGCTTTCCGCTTCCTCGCGCGACCCAAGAACCCGAATGAGACTCTGAGCACCTTCCGCACCCTTGCCGAAGAACTCACGCCCAACGTTGCTATCGCTGACCGCGTAAAGCGCGCCACCCTTCCCGGCAGCCATGATGCGGTCCGGGGCGCCCTGCGTCCGCTCAGCAAGCGCCGCGCGACGGGCGATAGCATCTTTAAGAGACTGAGCAGCCTCGCGGGTTAGCGGTTCGCCTTCAGGCTCGACAACTGTGCCTTGGCGTCCTCGTGCATCACCCGACCCTGCCGGACCAGACTGAGATCCGCGACCTTGCGGCCCACCTTCTCCACTGCTTTGCCGTGAACCTTCAGGAAAATCGGGTCCGGCGCCGCTTGTGTCACTCGCCGGGATGCTTCGTGTTCTGCCACCTGCCGTCCTCAATAGTTCGGACTGGCTCGCGTTCTCTCCAAAGAGCCGCGGGGCAGTCTGTTGTTGCTCAGCCTCTTCGGCATATGCCTTGAGGTATTCACCGAATCGGTTGCGCGAGAACCTTCCTGACAGGTTCTCCCCGTAAGCGAACCTTAAAATATGTTCAGCCTCAGCCGAGAGAGGCGAAAGCGCATCCTGCTGGCCCACGACATCCCGCAGCGGCATCTTGAGGCGCCGGGCCATCTGCACCAGCCGCGCGGCTTCCGCCAGGCGAGGGCCAAGGTCAACACGAGGATCGACCGCACCACTATCAATCTCAGACCGCAGCCGAGCCATCTGACCAGCCGCGTCCGTCAGCGCCGCGCCGAATGCTTTGATGTCAGGATCGCCGGTCTCAGCGATTTCCGCGACCAGATGCAGATCCCCATAGGCTCGCTGAAGGAGAGCATTCCGGATGCGCTCAGCACCTTGGAGGGACAACCGACCATCCGCCGTCCCAAACTGCCCATGATCGCCGTTGCCGATATCCTTGATCATCGACGTGACAAAATTCCGGTTCTGCGCCGCGTTCACATCCCCGGTCTCATATTTGGCCAATGTCCCGTTTGAGATGGATTGAGCATCGGTCTGGGCACGCTCCGCCGCGCCGAGCGTCAAACCGGTCCCCTCATTGGCCTCACGTGTGAACTGGACACGATCTTGCGGACTGAGATCAGTCGTGCGCGTCCGGACAAGAACCGGCTCACGCATCCCCGAGACATCAACACCATGCCCGGCCACCCACTGACGATAGGCGCGTCCGGCTGGCGTGTTCTGGGCATAGGCACGACGGATGGCCAGGATACGACCGTTTCCGCTTTCCACCACACCATCAGGGCCAGCGATCGGCGCCCCCTCGTTCGCTCCACCAGACAACCCAAGCCGATCAGGCTGCAAGGTCCGCGACATGCGATCAACCTGGGCTGCGCTGGCCATGCGGCCACGATCACGAGGCTGCAGCTCCTGCGGATAGCTTGGATTTACGGATAGATCATCATTGTGGGAGGTTTGCAGACTGCCCGCCTCGACAACTTCAGGCTTGGTCTCAATCCGACGCCCGACCGGCGTGAACACTGCGGCTTTTTCATCCGCTGCATGCTGCGCGAGCTTTCCGAGGAGACTGTCAGGCCGAGCCAGCTTTCCCGAGACAACATCAGGGGCTTCCTCGCGAACGATGCTTTTGACTGCTTCATTCACCGATTGATCTATGGCAGCCTTGATGTCCCCAAGCTGGCGGGCCTCGCTCATGTTGCCGGCGAAACGCGCCTTGCGGATATCCTCCCCCACGAAGCGGCGCATGTCCTGCAATGCCTTAAACCGCATCTGATCCGGCGCCGACCGAATTGCATCAAGACGACGCTCAACACTCGCAGGCAAACTCTCTCCGCTCTGCGGATCGATTTCCTTGCTGATCTTCTTGGCGACATCCTTCAGAGGACCGACATCAACCGTCGCCCGATGATGCTCCTCGACTACCTTATAAAGCCGGCTGATTGCTTCCTTTTCGTTCTTAATGACATTCGCCACAGGATCACGAGCCGCTGTTCCGGCGCGTTGCAAACCGGTTTGCCCTTCCGATCCAGACCCAAGACCGCCGACCGCCTTATTGCCGGCATCAGCCAATTGCCTAGCTCGATCCTCCGCCGCCATGACTTCCAAGACTGACGGCTTATGCTGCGCATCCACAGTGCCACGAATGCGGCCACCGGCGCCGGCCACCGTTTCCGCACCGCCAGCTTGCCCGGCCACCTGAGCCGCCTGTTGCTGCTTCGCAGACACCGCGAGATCGCCCGCACGGTCGATGCCCTGCTGGACTTTCTGAAAGTAGTTGCCGGCTGTTTCGGCCTGAGCATCCGGGCTTGCGATGCCCCGAATTAGATCCAAGCGAGCCTGATTGTTGCGAGCCTCATCCGCCGCCATTCCAACCCGGCTCTTAATCGGGCCTTGCGTGCGAAGCGTGCGCTCAAGCCCCATGACCCCGGCATTGTCAGAAACCTGTCCAAGCGTTCCTTGAACACCTGGGATCGGATTTGCCTCATCAGGCGGCGGGATGGACGCGGCGAGATCACCGGGCGACATATCCGCCGCACCCGCCAACTGACTTTGCGCCCGCGCGATTTGGCCGGGAGAAGCTGTAACCGTTTGGCCATCCGGAGTCGTCAGAGTTTGCGGACTGATATCCACACCAGCCAAACGAGCTGCCCTCTGGGCCAAACCGCTATTGGAACTGATTGGCCCAAGGAGAGATTGAGCCCCGTTTCTGCCCGCATTCACAAGGCCATTGGTCGCAGCCTCGCCGGCCGCCACAGCACCGCCGCCAATGAGATTGCCGACCGTGCCAGCCAGCGCAGAATATTGCTGCGGAACCACATATTGAGCCACTGCGCCGCCAACGCCAGCACCAGCGCCCGCCGCCGCATTCGCCAACGCACTCGGAGCCGCAATCGCATCAGCCGCACCACGCATGACAGGAGCCGCCTGACCAACAGCGTCAGCTACGCGGCCAGCCTGCCCCGCCAACCCGCCAGGAAGAACCGCGCCCGCCACGCCGGCGCCGATCCCGCGCGCCATGTTGTCACCAAGACCATTGGCCTGGACGTTCTGAGGATTGGCCCCGAGCAGCCCCATGGCGCCCTGCCACCAATTGGAGCCACCAACAGGGTTTTGGATCGCCGGGATATTCGTTCCCGCAACGGCATTGACCCCCTTGGCGCCGAGGTTTAGCGCGCCCGTCATCAAATCGACCGGCAACCCAAGCGTGCCCGCCACCGCCTCATTCGCGCCGGCCGCCAAATTTGCGAGGGGACCAGTCACTTTGGCGGGTTCTTTGTCAGACGAGGGCGCCCCCGGAGAAGCGCTTTGAACCTCTTTGGGTGCCGTCGCTATGGCGCTATCAATCGCTGCAAGCTTAGGATCTTGCTGAGAAGTTACTGCAGAAGCCGGAGTTACTTGGGTTGTGGGTGTAGCTTGGCCCCCACCGGGCGCAGATGGCATGGGTGCATTTGGAGCAGGAGGAGGCGTCACCGATCCAGAGGAAGGAGGAGCGCCCGCCATGAACTTGGCATAGTCCGCATCGGATAGGTTCGTCAGGCCCCCAGAACCATCAGGGACCGGATGAGGCGCTACCCATGGATACTGCGCTGAGCCATTTCCTACTGGTGAAGCAGCAGGCGCCGCAGCAGAAGGCACAGACGTCGTCACGGGTGCAGGCGTAGAACTTGCGGTAGGCGCAACCGGAGCCAGCACGCTGTCAAAGTCAGCCAGATCAGCCATTAGGGTTGCACCATTTTGAACAGCCCCTGATTTTGCGCATAGGCGTATTCATCGCGCATCTGCTTCAGGGTTTGCAGCCCTTCGGGGGTCTGTTTTAGCTTCTCGGCCATCGCTTGAAAGTCTGCCGGGCTCATCCGATTGATGATGAACGCCGATGGCGAAACATTGGCGTTCCAATTTGCCTCAAACTGGTTCGGATTGCCCGTGAAATTGGCAGATGCCGCAGACTTCGCGATGGCAAAATCATTGATGCCCTGCAATTGGTTTTTAACCATCGAAAAGCCCTGAGAGGACGTTTCGTCGCTGGGCAGCGTCCGCTGGATCATAGCCAGTTCCTGAACGCCCGTGCGCGATCCCAACTCATGGGCCGCCGACCGGGCAAGATTGCCGGCGTTCTTGTTGAAAGCCTGCCAATCACCCACCCCTTGGCTGAACGATTGCGATTCTGGGACGCCAAAAGTCTTTGCGAACCCGTCCAAGTAAGACCCGGCAGCGCCTTTCACATCGGCGAATTCACCCTGCGTAAAGCCCCCAGCTTCCTGCTGCATCTGATCAAGAACAGCATTCTGCTGCACGGACGCCTGTGCGTTGGTGAGCAGTCCCTGCCGGTAGGTGGTCATAGCTCCGATGTTCGCTTTTGCCTGCTCGACATCAATCAGCGGCTGAGCTGGCGCCTGCACGGATGTTCCCCCACCGGGGAGCGGGATAACACTTGGCGCCGCCGCATTTTGATCTGCGGGAGCGGGCGTCACAGGTGCCGCAATTGCGGGCGCAGCAGCTGGCGAAGCGACTGCCGCCCCCACAGGGCCAACTGCAGGAGCTGCGCCAGGAAGTTGGTCTGCGCTACCAGGGGTGATTTGAGCAGGAACAGCCAGAGACTGCGCTTGCGGTGCGGGAGCAGCTTGTGCGGGGCCGCCGCCAAGGGCTGCGGCCAAACCTTTCGAGTTCCCTTCCTGTTGCAGCATGGCTGTAGCCAAGCGCGCCCGGATGTTGGGGTCATTCAAGTTCAACGGGGCATTCGGATCGACGCCAAGCGATTTGGCGACAGATGCCGCATAAGCCGCCGTGTTGTTCTCAGACGATGGTGCGTAGGTGGACACGATGCTGCCCACCGTATTGATCCCGCGCTGCCCATAGCGCTGCAACTGGTCCGACATGGCCAAAAGCCCCGCCACGGGGCTTTCAAAGGTCTGGAAACCAACGCCGCCAGGGTTTTTGAGGTTCCCAGGGTTATTGGGGTTCGGCCCCGATGGCGCGGAGCCGGGGGCGCCGGGCGGTAGAGACCCATCGGGCATGCCTGGAATTGCTGGATTGATGCGCGTTTCACCGGGTTGCAGCGAATACGGGGCTGCCTGCGCTTTGGTAACATCATAGGGCAGCGTTGCCCCGGCCGCCGCAGCAGCGCGCGGACCCACATAGGGCAATTCACCAGCCTGCGTGCCAGCAGCCGTCGCTTGCGCGATCGTTCCCGCCAGCGGAAGGTTACCGGCATTCTTGCCGGCCGCGTCAGCCTGAGCCAGATCACCCCTCGCAGCGATTTGCGCAGCCCCCGGAACTGGATTGCCATTGGCATCCACAGCAAGACCCTGACCGGAAATCTCGCCGGTATATTTCAGGTTCTCGTCCGGGCTTGCCATGGCCTGCAAAACCCGAGGCTGCAACTCAAAATGGTTGAGAAGCTGCTGCGTCTGCCCAGCGGTCGCCCACCCATTCTGGTAGGCGCTCATCACAAACGAATTCCATGCCTCTGGGCTATTGGCCGAGGCTGCCCCGGTATAGAGCAACTGACGGCGCGTCTCTGCAATTTTGGCCAATGCACCCGAGGGATCTTGCGAGGTCGCTGCCGATGCGTATTGCAGGACAGGCATGGGAAACCCAACCTGACTGGCTGCGAGATCGCCTGGGCCGGGCGGTAGACCGTCCGTAGAGGGACTGCCCCCCGATGCGCCCATAGGAGCAGAACCACCAGCACCTGAACCGCCCATGGCAGCCAAAGCGCTTCCGCCGGGCGCCATGCCCGGTCCACCGCCAGGGCCACCTGGAGCAGCAGCCCCAGAAGCGCCTGCTGCACCCAATGGAGCCGATCCCACTGGCGTAATTGGGGCGCTTGCCGTTGCAAGTGCAGACCCGTTCCCAGGTTGCTGCGGGGGCAGTTGGGACTGGTAACCTTGCAACGCTGATAGAATTGGCTGAAGCCGAGCCTTCTGAAGTTGCAGGTTCAGCAAGCTGCCTTGGTTCTGAATCTGCCCCTGCTGAACCGCATTATTCTGCTGGGCAATTGACCCCATCGCCTCAAGCGGCGTCCACGGATTGTATTGCGGCTGGCTTTGCTCAATCGTGAAATCGCTCATGTGGTTACCCAACCCGTATTTCCGGTAGACGCTAGGCCACTGCTTCCGCTGCTTCCAAACAAGCTGGAAACGCCCCCAAGGATTGACCCCAACGCATTGCTGTTAGAGTAGCTGCTGTTGTTGCCGGTCAAAGAGGCCAATGAATTAGCCAATTCTGTGTTTTGGGCTTGAGACGATCCAAGGACACCGGATGCCTGAGCGGTCCCGGAATTCTGAGCGGCATTCGTTTCCGCGCTGGAAGCGCTGGAAAGGGCAGATCCAATCGTGCTGGATGCGCTGTTATTCACACCAGCGATTGTCCCAGCCGCTTGAGAGCCAAGACTGCCGAGTGTTGATGCCGCGCTTTCGCCCGTCGAACCCAGGTTCTGCAACCCAGAAACCTGCCCGCTGTAAAGGTTTTGCAGGTTCGATGTGTATTGAGACAGCCCCTGGCTGGCCAAACCTGAGCCATAGCTTTCAGCAGCTTTGATCTGTCCGCCGGAAAGAAGCGTTCCTGTGGATGCGGCCGAGCGATCCAAAGCCTGCGATCCCTGCTGAGCTGCAAACTGGTATGTGGGGCTGTTCTGAAACGCCGAATAGGCATTGTTGAAGGCAGATGCTGAACTTGCGCCCCCGATGCCAGAAAGCCCCTGAAGCTGCTGTAGTGCCTGCCCTGCCGTTGTCTGATTGGCCGCCGCCGTGCCGCTTGTGCCGTTCAAACCATACAGGTTAGCCAGCGAATAGAGCGCAGAATTGCCAGTCGAAATGGCAGGCGTAAGGTTAGACGAGGCGGTGTTGTAGTATTGGTTTGCCGCTGCGGTGCTGGCCTGCTGATTTTGCTGAGTAATCAGCGACGTTTGATCTGCGTTTTGAGACGCAATATCCTCAGCGTTCTGCTCCGCTTGGGCTTGAATCTTGGCTGCCTCTAGTGCAGATCCTGACGAGTTATTCCCCGCCGAAACTGCACCATAAATCTGCGTTCCGGCAGTTACGGCGGCAGCAGCGGCTCCTACAGCGGCGAACGGCACTGGATTTACTCCACAATGTGATGCTCTTCAGCAATCTCCACAGCGCCAGTGCGGTCAATTCTGTGTAGGCAAAGGATAGTTACCTCATCACTGAGGGTAATGAACAGATGTTTAGCGTTTGCAGGAATTCTGACCATAGCTGGGACATCTGTTGCAGTGAATTCTCGATCAGGCATTCCTTCGCAGATAACCCTAACGCTTCCTCGCGTAATCGCGCTGAGGTGCTCAAATTTGTGGCTATGCTGAGGAAGGGCCAAGTCTTTGCCCTTTAAAGTCACTTGGTTGATCCACATGCCATCGACCACAAATTCCATGGTCTCAGGCTGATTTCCCGACCGAACATAGCAGCGGCCATCCAAGGCCCCACCGCAAGTATCGCAGGGCCGATTCATGCTTCTGGTTCCTCTATGCCACCATAAGTGCCTGGCGCGTATGGCCATTGCGGCAGATCAACGGTTTGGCCGACAAGTTTATGCGTGCAATCGCTTAGGAACTGAATGCGACCATCCGTGACGAAGGAATGGCACCTCTCATGCTGACCGTCCCCGCTCAAGTCCTGATAGGTTACCAAGATAGAAGGTGAAAATGTCGGCTTTGCAGGGTTACCGTTATATGCCCATCGCGACCTTTCCGGCTGAGAATTGACCTGATGGGTATCTTCACAGCCTGGACACCAGAATGCGATACCCCCCCCAGAGAGATTACGAACAACGCTCATGCCTCAACCCTCATGGAGACGATCAGCGCTATTCGGTCTTCCGGCCAATGGTTCTCGACCGAATGCAGTTTGAGATTGTCGAAGGTGAAGAGGTCACCCTTCCCAAAAACTTGGCTTTCCTCAAGGCACGTGACGATCGCTTGCCCCGACAGGATCAGGTGCAGCTTCATGTTGAAGAATTCCGGCGCCCATGCCCCTGCATCGGTATGGGTCTTGATCGTGCCCCCCTGCGGCAAGCGGGTCACAAGCACTGATCCAAGTTCGGTAGCCTGCACCTTCGTCATCATACCAAAGACGAGGGGACGTAACGACGGCAGGGCATACCACGCAGGCCAAAAAACACAGCGATGCTCGGTCTTGTGGTCTTCCAGACTGCGCAATTCTTCCTCAGCTCTGAACCTGATCCATATGTCCGTCATGTCGGCATGTGGAGTGTTCTCGAACGTGCGGCGCGTGGGGTTTTGATCCCAGAGTTCGGGTTGGCGATGAATTTCCAAGGCCAAAGACGACACATCCAAGCCAGAAGCGAGTTTAAGAAACTCGGACATCAGATGATGCGCTCCTGAATGACTGAGCCATTGCGGTAAAGCTGGCCGACCTTCACACCAATAGCCTCTGCCGCTCCATCATTGGCGCAGCTCGTGCTTGTGGGCGTGGGGAAATACGCCGGCAGAACGGTGCCATCCTGAAGCGCTTGGATGGCCGTTACGATCTTCTGCAAAGCAGTGAGGCCCATCGGGGTCAATTGACCGGAGGATGGGTCGATGAACTGGATGCTTTGCAGCGGCGGGAGGGTCAGTCCCGTGTTTGTGGCCATGGATTATGATTCTCCTGCTTGGACATCAAGGTAGGCGCCAATGATGTTGCGCCTGACCGGATCTGTGATCGTCAATCGAAGGGTCCGCGTGCGTGCTTGGCCTAGGCGCAGCCACCGGCAACGCTTCTTGTATTGCCCTTGTGGGCCAAAGGATTGCGGCAATTTCCGCGCAGACCACGTCTTGCCGCCATCATCGCTGTAATCCAGATAGATCTGCGGGTCAGACCCTTCGCCCTCCTGGAGCCCCGTCCCGCTTTCCATGTAGACTTCCAGAGCCCGCATGAAGATCCGGCGCCGGTTTTTATGGATAGGCGGCGAACTAACCTGCCCGACGATCGTATTTCCGTATTCGGTGAACGTGTCGTAGTCCCAAACGCCCACATTTCCGTTGACGCAGTCCCCGATAAGGGTCTGACCGAAATACATAATCCCTGCATTTCCACGCCATCTGGCCATGCTGACATTGTCTTGATCCACGCTATCCCGCACATGCCAGAGGGATGTGGCGATATCGAAGACCCATGTCCGTGGCTGATCGCCGGGCGCCGACGGGAATGTGAGATTGATGAACTTGTGCCCCTGCCAGATCGTCACAAAGGCGAATGCATCGGCATAGCTGCCGTAGGAAGCCCAGACCGATTCCTCAACATGCGTGCTTATGCGCACGGGCAAATAGGTCTGAAACCGGTAGAAAATCAGGTCATCGCCCAGAAAGAAAATCGCATTGTCCTCAAGGACGATGCTGTAAGGCGCTGCGGTCCCGCGCTGGATCGCTGAACTGGTGTAGGGTGAAAACGGCGCATCCGTGGTTCCCGAATCATACCAAAGCTCAGACGTGCGCTCGCCGATCAGGATCAGAAGCTGATGGAGATTGATGACGCCCTGCAAAAAGTCCGAATTGCTTTCCTTGGTCGCATAGTCCAGCCCGTTATAGGTCGCACCATTGTAGAGACCGCTATAGAAAAACTCCGCCGTGCCAGTGCGCTCTAGGACAAAATATCCGTCAATAAATGTCACCGTCTTTGCCGGGTAAAAGGCGTTCGTACCAATCACTGTTACAACCAAAGCCGTTCCAACTGGCAAATCCTGGGTAATTGGCGCTGAAATATTCAGGATATTTCCTGAAACTGAAAGTATCGACGTCCCTGGTGGAATGCCAGGGCCAGTAATGTCTGATGGAATAGTGATATTTTCGACAGTCTGATTTGTCGTGGTTACCGTGATATTAAGAGCTTCGTCACCAGGCACAGCCTCCGACGAAATCTGCACGTCAATGACCGTATTTGGGCCGATCTGGGTCAGGGTGTTTGTGCTGATCTGGTAGAGGTAGCCCTCCTGACCGTTGACGATGAGGATTTGTTGGCCATTATCCGCCACATTGACCACGCTGGAACCGGCAATCCCAGTCCCACAATCAGACACAACCCCAGTTTTGCTGAGGCTGAACAGTCCGGGTCCGCTCACGACGTAAAGCAGGTCATTGACGATATGGAAGGCGCGTATAGGGCCAGTGGAAAGGCTTGAAAAGACCTTCAGGCCAGGCACCCCGACCGCCATGACCTCGCTTTCCGCATCCTTGCTCGGCGCCTGTTCGGCAAAGAAGTTGATGCAAACCTGAGCATCAAGCGTGCTTGACCGGGATTTTCCCTGCATCGGCACAAACGGAATTTGCTGCATGCCCATTAGCGGAAGAACCCCGGCTCAGACGCATAGCCAAAGAAAACGCTTTCGGGCTCCTTATCGAAGCCCTGGCAGATATCAAGCTTTTGGGCCGCCATCTGGATCAGTAATTGCGCTTGCGTGGTCGGAACACCAAATTCTGGCAGCATCTCGACCGCAAGATTATAGGCGATGCAGGACAGCCATTCTTGCGGAAAATCCCCGATATTGCTGGGGTTGGTCCAATCATTCAGTGGCCGCATATAGGTGATATTGCAGACATCCCCGATGGGGTTCTGAGGTGAGAGCCAGAGCCACAGACGGCCAAAGGTAAGCTGGGGGTCATAGAACCACGAATTGATGACGCCCGGCTGCTGCTGGTTCGGCAGGCCGCGGAAATCCAGCCGGGCAAGCGGCATGAGCGGAACGTTGATCTTGCTCTGCAGATTGTATCGGCGCAGCGACAAAACACGCAGGGGTCGGCTCATCGTCGCCGTCGAATGCCATGTCAGGACGGGGGCATTTTGGTTAGCGGCCACCAAAAGCCCCGGCGCAGCAATCGTCACGGTGGATGCGCCAATGGCGGTAATGGTTGAAAGCGTGAACTGCCCGGCCGCAGACAAGATAGCCAGTGTATCGCCATCCACGGTGCCTGGAGGGGCCACCAGATTGATTACCGTGCTCCCCGCTGCGTTCCCGGCCGACAGAACCCCATACAGAGGTCCGTTGACGGCCATATCTGGCGTTCCGGTGCCAAGGGCATAGGAATTCTGACCGGGCACAGGGATGACGACACCCTCAGTTTCCGTCCACAGATGCAGGCCCGTCGCCTGCTGCTCTTTGGTCCAAGCGTTTAGGGCTTCAACGGCGGTCGCCATCAGATCGGCACCAGGCGTTTCCCCGGCCTCAATCGCTTGCAGAAGACGCAATGCCCGCTGGCAAATCTTGTCCCGCGTCATGTTGAAGCTGGAAGCCGTGGAAATAGTGGGCGCAGCCATCCCGCAGCCTCCTATGTGGTTTGGAAAATGACGGCGCCCGTGATCATCTCACGCGCCTCGCATAGAGATACCCAGCGCCATTGACGGTGCCCCCGCTGAAGCTAGCTTGGGTCACAAGATAGATCGTCGTGAACGCCGAAACGCTTACGCGCCGTGTCGGCAGCGCCGCAGACATCTGGCCCGTCGTGCTGGCGCTCATGATGGCGGCATAGGGGAAAGCGCCCAGGACACTACTCGCCGTTGATGTGCTGGACGCAAAGTTAGAGATCGTCGCTCCGCCACTTGGCGTGACCAACCCCACACCTGTGACATCCCAGTCACCTGGGGTTAGGCCCATTGAGGTTATGGTCGCTGAGGTTCCAGAGGTCAGAGCCACACCAAACCCCTGAACTGTCGCAA